TTAGTCTCCCAGTTTGAGTACAGCTTTCTTTGCAATCCCACGCATCTTGACTTTCCTGGTATCAATCTGCGTCCGCTTTTCTTCTGCACTCATCTTTGGATTATCCTGTATGTCACGTATTTCCTTATTAAGCTTTGATACGGTTTTCATTGCCGTGCGTACCTGCGCTAATTCCGTTGGTACTTTTGCGCCTTTCTTGCCTTTCTGTACTGCATAGCTGTCACTCCGTTTGTAATCGGTTTCCATCTGGTCCGATAAATCATACAGCCGGTCTACATATGCCGACCGCTGACTATCGTCGTTTCTGACAAAACTGCCAATGACGGGTGATTCATACCAATATTTAGCTGGTTCAGTCGGGCGGTCCTTGCCGCGCAATGATTCAATTGGCTTATCCAATGTTTTGGCCAACGTGCGTCCCATACTTCCAAACCATGCAGAGAAGAAGTTATCGATTGCAATAGGCGATATGCCGTGCCGGTCACCAACGCTGATGTTCTTAGCAATCCATGTGTCTCCCAACAGTTTAGCAAGTTCGCTTGTAGAGTTTGTGTACTGTTGTTCGCTTGGCAGCTTTTCCAATCGTTTCGGAACCAAATTGTGATTAGTCCATAAGCTGTAATTCCGTTGCCATTCAAAGAACGGTCTAATCATAGTGACAGCCAACCCCGGTGTCATAACTCCGGCCAGTTCCCACGCCCATTGTTTCATGGCTTTCGGATCATCGGCTAAGAACTGGTTCAAAACCGCTTCAATACCAGAGCCAAACATGACGCCAACTTCCTGCGGTTTGGGGATAAGGAAATGGGTGTCCGTGCCGGGGATGTGAATACACCAGTTCAGGTATTTTGTTGTCGGGTCTAAATCTTTATACCAATCGTCATCATGGTTGAACGCCCAGCAGGCCAGAGACGGAAGAATGATGTACTTAATAGTTGCCCATATAGCCCGTTTCGGATTTTCCTTGAACGTACGGATGAATTTATCAATGCCCTGAATAGAAGCGTTGAAGAATGGGATGTAGCGGTTAATTTTTTTCCCTACACTGCCATGGCGTGAGAAGTTGATAGATACTTCCCTTGCGGCATATCCCGCTTCTTCTTCCGTTGCGCCTTTCTTTCTGGCTTTAAGGAACTCTCCCGCACGGGTACCCTGTTCAATCAGTTCCCCGACGTTGTTGTATTTATGTGCCGTAGCACTCATAAACCACATAGCCTGTCTAATACCGAACGGATATTTCTTGAGGTCCTTCCGTAACTTCTTCTTGAAGTCCTGTGCACCCCGGATATCATTGCGGATATATGTATCCATCGGCACGCCCTGTGCATAGAAGTCTGCTTTGAACTGCTTATCATGGGTCAGTTTCCACATACCCCGGAAGCTGTCAACCAATGGAGTAAATCCATATTTACTATTTATGCCAGCCGTTACGGTATCACGAATGAAGTTTCTCATCATGAAGCTTGGCGTATTTGTTGCGCCAAAACGAAGTGCATCCGTAAATTTGCCAAATAGGTTTGACATAAATGCCGCGCTATTGGTATCCATCTGCGTAATGGATTCATACAGTTCCGGCGTTGTCCGGTACACTACTTTTTTGCCGGCCTTAATTACCGTAAATGCACATCTCTGTCTATCGGCCCCGGTAAGAGTTGGGTCGCGAACAATAACATTGCCCAGCCCGCCATGGTCTTCCGCACATTGAACCATGATTTTAGCCACATTGTTCCGTTCACATTTGCCAATCAGGACTGTTGTCATGTTAATCATGGAGTCAACCGGATTGATGACAGGTCGGCTACTACCGCCAGACAGCGATTTGATACCAGATGTCTGATTGATGAATCCCCTGCCCGTATTGATAGTTGCAATATGTGTGTCTACGCTATCACCTTCATTAAAATCTCGATACATGGGGCAGTATTTCTTGTATTTGCGCATACCTTCAGCGGCCGCATGTGTAATCAATCCCTGCTGTTCAATGATATTAACCAGATTTTCATTGTATTTCCAGAACATGGTAGCCGCATCTTTGATTGCCTGCGGTGCATTTACAAGGATACGCATACAGGTTTCATGCTCATATCCATCTGGCCGGATATAATCTTTATTGTTTTCAATGATTTCTTCCGTTCTAGCGGCGATAAGGTACATACTTAGTAGTGTTTCCGCATCCTTTACTTCTGCCTTTTTCAGTTCGGCTTTTGTTACCTTGCCCAGCTTGTCAATAACATCAGCAAATACGACTTTATTCTTGATTGCCCCTTTATATACCTTATTAAGCGCCTTGAGGTTTGCAACGCGGTTATCTCCATCAAGCAACATGAATGCTCTGGCAGATGCCACGCTATTGCACATAAGGGCACGTTTATGCGGGTCTTTTTCGTCCGCAATCTTTGCTCCTGTTTCCAGTTCCAGGGCTTTAGTCAACTGCCCGATTGGGTCAGTTTCATCAACCATCTGCGCATACAGGTGAAGCAGTCTCTTTTTCATCCGCTCTTTCCATGTAAGTTGAGAATCTGGCTTCCCGTTGCTGATACCAGCGGCGGCAGACAATAACGGATTCTGCCGTACTCTCTGGTCCTGCAACGCAAGGACTTTTTCGACACCAGCTTTTTCTTTAGGCATACCGTCAAGAGCTTTCTCGAATAAGTCGTAATACTGGGGATACGTTTCTTTGGCACGTTCGTTATCAAGGAAATAGAGCCTGCCAAAATTCCGTACGCCTTCTTGTCTTGCCTGGGAAGGGCTGATATCAGGGGGAACTTTGCTCTTGTACTTCTTGGCGTTCCGTTGTTCCATTTGACGGTCTTCAATGATATCTTTGGTCAGTTCTATATTGGCCCCCTTGATTTCTCCAATGCTGTCAATGTGAAGCGCAATGGCAGAACCGATATCACCAACGTCAAAACTACCGGGAACAAATCCGGCCCGTTGGCGTGCGTCATAGTGGTATTTGGCCGGCGATTTTTCTCCTACCTTCGACTTGGTATAGATAGGCATAATTTTACGGGCTTCCATAAGAATATCATTCAAGGTAACCGCGGTATTTTCTGCATCCTGTTCCGCCTTTTCCCTGGCTTCCTCTGCGGCATCTTTGGGCTTTCTAATAGAGTAATGGGTGGGATTAGCTTCTTTTAACTTGCCTAAATCGGTTTCGTCTGCTATAATATTAGACAAATTAAAGGAATCGACCACCAGTGGACCATTAGGCGTCCGGGCTGAGGTATTTATACCAGTAAGCCAGTGGTCGGTTCTTTTTTTGTTTATATAAATACAATCGCCACGCATTAACCTGTTGATATACCATGTATTGTTTGGATGATTGTTGTCGTTCCCGATTGTTTTTCCATAAACACTTTTTATAATATTTCCCGTAATTTTATTTCCGTCTCTCGTTTTTTGTTCCATAACAAATGGAACCATGATGGTTGCCCCATTATTATCCTTTAAATCAATGACTACAATTTTTGAAGATATATCTTCAACGCCTTTATTATCAATAGCTTTTAAGATAAACATTGGGTCTGCAATCCTACGAGGTATTTCTTTTAGCACTTCCGGAGAAATTTCTAGTCCGTGTTTCCAATGCAACACCTTATCTAATACATGGGGTGAAATATACACTGGTAACATTTTCTCACCAATCAAATTTAATACTAAGGGTGTATCCATCACTTTTACATAATCATTAGACGACAACTTCCCACTCATGAAGTCGTCTATTTTTTTTGCAAAGGCCTGCATGTCTTCTTTCAATTTTCTTTTAGCATACATGGAGTAGCTCGCGCGCTGATCGCTATTATTCGCATTCCGTTCCCAGACTTCCCCGGATTCAATCTTGCGGAATACGTTATGTACGTTCTCTTCTCCGGTGAGGATTGTTTTCATCTTCATGGCAAAATCTTTGATTTTTTGGAACAATTTGCCCCATGCAGTACCGCGTCCGTGCTTGCGTGCTTCTACCCATTCAGCGTACTTGTCGGCGCGTTCTTCGGCGTCCGGGATAGCCTTCTTGATAGCAGCTTTTTCGCGGTCGGTCAGAACGGCATCTTCTGCGATATGATAGGCTTCATGGAATCCAGTACCTTCGCGGCTCCCCTGTGCCAGTGCGATATAGGCGCCCTTTCCGTGTGCTTCGGCGTACCCTTCGACAACGACGTTGCCGTTATCGTCGATATGGTGGTCTTTCTTCGCCTGTTCCAGTTCCTTGTCCGTCAAGATAATTTTGTTCTTCAAGTCAACGACGATATGGGACCCGTTCGGCATGGTGAAGGTCATGCGTTCGCCTTCATCCTTGATTTCTTTGGCGTTCGGGAACGCTTCTTTGATTTCTGCCTTCAAATCTTCCTTGGAGCGGGTCAACTGGCCATTTGCTTCTCGTACTGAATATTTCTTTCCTTTTTCCGCTTTATCTGCCTCTTTAAGGGGACTACCAGATTCTGTACGATAGCCGTTAGCTAATTTAAAGTCGTCCTTTGGGGCGGCTTTTTTTGTTTTTGCTTGTGCAAGGACTTGGGATTTTTCTTTTGACAACGCATCGTCAATGACTTCTTGTGCCGCCTGTTTCAGGTCTTCTCTGTCACATACGACTTCTTTTGTCGCAACGTCTACATAGCATTTAGTACCTTCTATGCGTCTGGCTTCTGAGTTGCTGATTGTTTCCCCGTTGAATTTTGCAGATGAAATGTTGCCGGATTTGTACCGGGTAAGTTCAAGCCCTAAATATTCCGGTTTAATATAGAGCCGATCCATCACCTTGCCATTAGACAGTTTCTTCGTCCAGCGGTTGAAGCCTCTGTCTGTGAGCGTCTTGATTTCATCGTCAGTGAATCCGCCGGCTGCTTTTTCTTTGGGCTGTTCCGTCGGCTTCGTTTCTTTCGGTTGTTCCGCTTTAGGCGCCGTCTCTTTTCCGGCAGTCTTGATGATGGTACGCAATGTCTTGTGAGCGTCTGCATTGATGGTGGCGACTTCATGCCAGTTCCGGCCGCCGTCTTTGTTCATGAATGCATCCCAATGCTTTGAATTAGTCAAATACTGGTATTCATCCGTTACGATTTTATCGCCTATTTTGGCATTTTTACGGCTTCCGTTGGCATTTGCGATGGCTTTATCAACGACGATTTTATAAGCGTCTATAACCTGTTTAGGCGTTGATTTTTCATCATCCAGTACATTATGGAATTTACTTATTTCTTCTTGTACGTCACCTTGGGAACCTTCTTCGGCATGGGTACTTTCCTTGTCTTTACTTTCAGTTTGCTGAGGTTCGGTGTTGACATGGTTACTTTCGGTGTTTTCTTCATTGGCTTCTCCTTTCGCTACTTCTGGTCTGCTTTCTGTTTTTCCTGTGCTTTCTTCTTTTCGTTCGCTTCCATTAGCGCCAGCATTCGTTTCAGTACCTGCGGACGTACCCGGCAGTACCCCGTCGGCCATTCTTCCACTGGCCGTGTCCGTCTGATTTCCTTCACTTCTTCCGGTGTCAAATAACGATTGTACTCCATTGTTTTCAACCTTCCTTTCGGCAATGTTGATGACTTCTTCCATGGTCGGGTTCTCCGATGCGATCAATGCGCCCTGGTCCGGATGCCCCTGCAATTCGATTTCATTGCATATTTCATTGAAGAACGCTGTAATCGTTTTTCCACTGCGTTTGTTCCTGTCAATGAACCGCAATACGTCATTGATACTGTCCTGGTTTTCGCTTTCCGATATCAGTGACGTTTCTTCTAAATAGAATTTTACAGGTTTATTCTGCTCCCGTAAACCGATAAGCGTCTTGGCTGAGCCGGAAATTACGTCAGATAACGGATAAGAATAGAACAGTCCTTTTCCCATTCCGTCGTTCAGCATAGCGACCTTCGGGGCAACGGTCAGCATAGCGTTCATGACGTTACGGATATTATTGTCCGTCGATTCACTCATCTTGGTAAGCAGATAGTCGTCACCATATGCCTTGGCGAATAATGCGTTCTTGGCACGGGTAATACCTGCCTGACTGATTTTGCCGGTCTTAGTATACAGTGTATTCAGTTCTTCCGGGCTGGCAACGTCTTTCAATACAGAGTTTACGAACTTCCGGTTGCTTTCCTGCGTGAGGTCACCGCTGTCAGATGCCAGTTGCAGTGTTGACTGCTTGATTCTGTCGGCGTCTTTCTTTGCAGTTTCTCCTGCGCTCATCTGCGAACCGCCGGCCTTGCTGTTGATGATATCCTGCACTGGTGCATCATCTGCTACCTGACGGACGAGTACCGGATTCTTAACACCGTCAATCGTTGCCGGGTCGATTCCCAGAGACTTGGCATTCTGTTTAAGGAAGTCTTTATATGCTTTAATCTGTTTCGGCTTCCCTTTGTATACGGATTTAAGCGCCATGGTACGGCCATTGCCATTCAGTACAACGCCTTGGCTGTTGATAACAGGTGCGCCCATATTGGCGTTGTTAGACGCTCCCAGGGCAGACGGATTCAGGTTGTTGGCCATGTCTTCCACCTGTTTACGCATCCCTGCACGGGTACGGTCACGGGGCTGATACTGCTGAGGATAGAAGGCGTTGACAGAGCCGTCTGTATTATTGGATGGCGTGATATCGTCCGCCGATACAATCTTGTATTGTGCCGGGTATTCGGTCTTTACATCGTCTGACAGGATAGTTTCCGTCTTTCCCGCTGGTGCTTTAGCTATCCGCTGTTGGTGCGCATTCAGTGCCGTTGCAATAATGTGCTGTTGCACTGCATCCACGATGTTCTGATTGAGATTTCCAACAGACTCTTTGGCCACTGAATCGCCATTCATTGCCCGGGTAACAAGGTTAAGCATGGCCGGGTCATGGATGGCTTTATTGATACGCGGGTCCTGTGTGCCTGCAGGGGTCTGGATAGGCTGCGCCTGTGCAGTCTGTACAGGCTGATTCTGCTGTACAGTCTTTGTTGCGGTCTTTGTTGCTGTATTTGCCCCCGTAATGGCCGTTTGCTGTCCAATGGGTGCCGTTGCATCAACAGTTGTATCTGTCCCGTTCTGCGGCTGATTCTGAGCTATTTCCGGCGTCTGTGCAGGCTGTTCTTCCTGTGTGCCGCTGGTCAGTGTCTTCAGCGTTTCTTCCTGCTGTTTCTTCGCCGCTTCCGTGTCACGTTGTGTTTCGTCAAAGGCGTTCTCTACGGAATTATCGTTCATGATACGATTCATAGCGGCCCGGGAGTCATCGTTGATTTCCCGTTCCTGTTCGTCAAAGGCCCGGTCCTCTGCATCCTGCTGTCTGCGGATATCTGCCATGTCGCTGTCAGCCCTTCCGGTCCCGCCATTCAAGCCGCCGGTATAGCCGCCCAGATGGAGATGGTAGCCGCTTCCTACGTCATGGAACAATACTTCTTTGAACGCTCCTGTCGATTTGAACCGGTCCAGTACTGCCTGAGCCTGTTCTTCTGTCGTACCTTCAGGAAGGACGATATCAACCGCATCACCGCCGCCCCGTTCGTCATCGTTGATATGGTACGAGTGTTCAGCTCCACCGACTTCTGCGTTATGTGCGCTTGTCCGGCCTGCGGATGAAATAGCAGAGCCGTCGGCCAGCCCCATATCATTCAGGATACCGCCGATTGCAGGGAGCGCCTGTTTCCATCCCGGCTTGAGCGTTTCCACCTGTGCCGTGATTTCATCACTCTGTGTTGGCAGGTCATATCCGGATACGCCACCAGACCACGACGAGCCGCCGATATCGCCCAAATTATCGTAGTTTTGCTGTATCTGGGTCAGGTACTGGTCTGCCGCTTCTCCTGCGCCGTTATAGCCACGCACCCCGGCCCATGTGTCGCCGCCAGCTTCCTCTATCTTTTTCTTGAGGATGTACATGCCGGCTTCTGCATTCTGTTCCGGATCGCTACGCCAGTCTGGGTACAGGTCGTTCACGCCATACCATCCGGCGCTATCTTCCGTTATCTGCATCAATCCGCCACCTTTAGCCATGTGTATAGCGTTCACATCATCACCGCCGCTTTCACGGGCGGCAATGGCCAATGCTATCTTCGGGTCGATGCCTTGGTCGTTGGCGGCCTTGACTACATACCCGATAAACGGATTATCGCTGTTAATGGATACGTTCCCGGTCGGTTGTTCTTCGTCCTGCTGTTCGGCCTGGGCGGCTTCCTGTTCCTGTGTTTCCGCTGTCGATTCTACGGCTGTCTGATAGGCTTTGTGTACTTCGTCCGGGTCCGTGCTGTTGAGCGTATTGTACAGCCAGTCATAGTTTTTCTGTCCGCCCATCTGTTCAATGGTATTGTCGTTGAGGTACTGTCTGATACGGTCCTTTTCGGCTTCCATCTCTGCGTTGACTGGCCCTGTCTGGTCTTCCCCGGCGGTCATATCCGTTGATACCGTCGAGTCGGTCGATATACCCTGTTTTTCTTTCCAGCTTGCAAGAGAGTCATTAGCTAGTTTGATGAGCGCCGGATTGCCACTGTTAGCCAGTTCGAGATACGAGTTATACGTATCGCTGTCCATATTGCCATAGGAAGCGTCATTCATCAGCGTATTCTTGATATCCTGTACTTGTGTCTGTGCTTCCGGGCTGAGGTCAGCTTGTTTCGTGTCTGGGCGGTATGCCGTTGCTACGTTGCCGGGTATACCCATCAGTGCGCCGCCGACAAAGCCGGCCCGGGCAGACCGCCAGTCTTCGGGCGTCCACGTAACAGGGTTATACCATCCTCCGTCACGTTCCCCTTTTGTCTGGTCCTCCAGCGCGTTCTGTGCGCCTTCCTGATACCCTTCTGTGATACCGCTCAGTCCGGAAAGGATACCCGTACGGGCTGTCCCTTTGGCAAGGCCCTTGCCTATGTTTTCCCCGGCGTTCCGTTTGAGCAGTCCTGTAATAAGGCCTTTGCCGCCTTTGGCAATGCCCAGTTCAAGCGGCAGTACAGCCGTATCCAGTGCCATGTTCTTGTAGAAGATAGGTACGGCCTGCGCCCGTGCTTCGTCTTCACTCATTCCGTTCTGCATCAAATCGTGAACGACTCCGCCATATTCAGACAGAGAATCCGCCAGCGATGACGACGGCAGTGTGCGGACGGTATCAGCTATGAGTGCCTGCCCGGCTTTAGACATGGCAAGACGTCCCAGACCCGCACGGCTTAATGCCCCCGTAAGGGCGCGGGAGCCGCCTGCTACTAAGGCCCCCGGCGTCATTGCGGACAATGCAAGGATAGGGGCAGTCGAACCTATCACTGCCCCTGCATCGTTTGCAAAGTTATTAGGATTGAGGAAATAATTGTCACCATAGGTTGCGTCCCACTGTTTTCGGTAGTCCTGCATCCCCTTCTCGAACTGTTCGGCATTTTGCAGAGTGCTATCGCCCAAACCTAGTGCATTCTGGATACCCCCGACGACATTGGCGCCATTTTCTACAGCACCGGCACCGGCTCCGTACAGTCTGGGCCAGTTAGCCGCCATGTAATCGGCGGAATCCTGCATTCTGGCGTTACGGACGCTTTCATCTTCCAGTGTGCCTAAATCAACAGGCGTGCCAGGGATGTCGGTATATACGCTGTCATCGAGCGGACGAGGTGTGTAATTGGGTGCCAATACGGTATAGATGTTCTGCCCGTCTGCCATGTTCTGGTCATGCACTTCATTCGTCAGATTATCGGCATAGGGAGTCTGGGAGTAAATCTCAGCTCCCGGATTGTCAGCGTTACCATATGCCTGCCCCGCATCAGACAGAAAAGTGGATATCTTATCAAACAGGCCGGGATTTGATTGCTCCTGAGGTTGTGTGTCATTGCTGTTGTCTGTATCAGATGCCAGCTTCCCGCCGTTGGCGTTTCTAATAATATCGTCTAAGGTCATAGAATCCTCCTATTTCAAATATCCTTCGCTCTGCAAATTTCCAATAATAGAAGGTGCCATATCATCATTCATACTGTTCAAAGCATTAATAATTTCCTGATTGGTATATTTGCCGCTCATGATTGCCCGTGAAGCGAACCGGTACAAATCAGAAGCATTATTGGGGTCATATTGAGGTTCGGTGAATTTATCTAGTTCTACTTTTCGTGCTACATAATCGGGGTCAGACTTCCACGTGTCATCAGACTCACCTTTATGCGCATCTTCAAAGTTATTAACCCAATCCTTCAGCTCCTGGTACCGTTGTTTGTCGCCGCTAGATCCACGGCCAGAACCGCCAGTTGAACCTTTTCTGTCGGCACCATATGCGGCTTTTACTGCATCGTTATAGCTCATACCCGCACTTTGTAACATGGATACCTTTTCACTCAACGTCGCCTTGTCGTATTTGTGCTTTTCCGCCATTTCCCAGTTCTTATAAATCTGTCTTTGTCTCCACTCTATCAGGCTCTGATTTATGCGGTTCCTGCTATTATTGTTATCCCGTTCAATGTCGTATCCATGCTGTACCTGCATATTTTCCCGCTTGTACTTCTGGCCCTGCGCCGCCTTTTCTTTAGCTACCTGCGTCGAGTAGAAGTTAAGCCCGGTCGGCAGTCCTGCTATCATGGTAGCCGCCAACTGTGGATTGTACTGCTCCATTCCCTGCGCTATCTGTGCGGCGGCCGGATAATTACCGAGTGCGGCGGCTGTGTAATAGGCTGGATATAACTGGCTTTCCTGATACCGGTTATACGCCTGTTCTTTAGCCTGCCACTGTGGTCTGGCAAGGTTTACTACGGCATTGATGACACTGGCGGGAGTACCCCGCATCAGTTCACTGCGTACGAATTCATTTTCCCTATCGGAGGCACTGAACTTTTCTGGTACGCCGCCTGTCATGTCGATACGGGTATTTTCATTGGACGGCCCCCACGACCAGTTTTCTACTTTGGCCGGGATGTTATTCAGTTCAGCCGCCATTGCCGCTTTTTTCTTCGGGTCTTTTTCTTTATTCATCAGTGTACGCAATGCCACATATTGCGGATTATCGACCATTTCCGGCTGTTTCTGCTCCGCCTGGTCAGATTGTTCCTTGATGGGCTGTTCGTTCGTTATAGGCCCTTCTACAGCCTTTATCGGCTGTTCGTTCTTAATGGGCTGTTCGTCCTTGATTGGCTGGGGTGCAGCTGTTCCGTCTGCTGGCGATGAAGCTGCTACATCGTCACCGGCTTTTTTTAAGTAGTCAAATTTTCCCTGCCACGGAAGGCTGAGTGCGCTTGTGTTCATATTGAGGCTCCCGTTGATAGGATTGCCCAGCCGTCCCGTAATGGCCGGGATACTGGCGTTAGACTGGTTAGGGGCCTGCACATTAGCTGTCGGCAGAACGCCCATAGACTGCGATACCGGATTATCAGCCGCGTTGTTGCCGCCTGCCATGGCCTGTAACTGGCTGAAATTCAGTAATCCCTGTCCGCCGTTCGGAGCCGTCTGCCCGTTAAGGTAATCGGAAAAACTGAAATTCGTGTCTTTGATATTCCCGTTACCGTCTACGGCTGTCGGGTAATAGCCATACAAGTTATTCTGGGCCTGCATGGACGGCAGGAATGCCGGCGTCTGATATCCGGTTGCCGCCCCGGTAGTTGGGTCGTACTGCAGTTTCCCCTGCACATTCTGCAGGTTCGTCAGAAAATCATTGGATACTCCGTTGTCCCCGTTGAATTTGTTGTATGCTGTACCGACTGCATAATTCCCGTTCGCATTCGTCGGGATGCTGTTTGTATCGAACAGTTTCGCATTATCCGGGATAGCGGTCGGATTATCCCGCCGGAACTGGCGTTGTGCCGCGTCCTTTTCCAGTTTTGAGCCTAAATACTGCCCGCCCAGATTGCCGAGAAGCATGCCGAGTGCAAACTTCGGGTCGTTCCAGGCATATTGTGCAAATTGCAACTGCGGTACCGCCTGTGTGCTGTATGAAGGGGTATAGTTCTGCATTGCACTTGCCGTTAAATAGTCAGGCTGTTTTTTTACCATTTATGCTTCCTCCTTTACCCAGTTGTCCGTGCTTCCGCCTTTGGCTATGAAGCCATCTGCGTAATAGTTGTTGTCGCCGGATACCTGCAGATCGTATACTTTCCGTTCGCCGGAGTAAACCATATTGATGATTTTCCCGCGTCCTTTGATATCCGTACCCAGAGTTAGTTTCCCTAGTTCAACGAATCCGTCGGTTTCCGTCAGTACCGGTTGTGTAAGCGTTGCGCTTACATAGTAGGTGTTCAGTCCGTCCTTGCACACGAGGTTCCATACATCGTTGTAGTGTGGCTTCATCGTCTGTAGGACGGTTTCTTCTGTTTCTGTCCCGTCTTCGTGCGGACAAATGACTTTATCGCCAGCCTTTACATCTGTAATCGGGATTTCCCGGCCATCAGCCATGCGTACTTTTGTTTCCGGCGCAAAACAGAACAGAGCCGAATTGCCGGCAAGACCAGTGAGAATCCCGCCGAACAATCCGCCGCCGCTTGAACTTTGTTTCTGCGTTGTCGTGCCTTTACCACCAATAGCCGACAATGCCCCGGTCGTTGCCCCGTTAAGTCCCAGTGATGCATTCCAGAGATTAAGGGCTGGTTGCTGTGCGCCTTCCTGTGCGGCCGCCGCTGTCGCAATCGGCTGTCCTGCGGCGTCGATGTTCTGGCCGTAGATATTGGCCAACTGCGATACCGTATTCTGCCAGTTCTGCGCCATAGCGTCACTGGCACTGTCACTGATGCCTTTAAGGCCCGTATCCATGACGGAGCTGTTCACTACACCACGGGCGCCCATATCCTGTAAAAGGTTACCCATGGAGCCTTGCACCCCTTTCTTGATACTGGCTTCCATCGCATCTTGATAGGCCGCCGGTATTTGACCTTGTGCCAACCCTCTAAGGCCCTGCTGGCCCCACTGGATTTGAGACAGTGCGTCATTCATGAGCGTGTTGTAGTCTACCTTCGTATCACCCAGAGAGTCATACAGAAGGTTGCCGGCTACGTCATTCAGCTTTAAGGCGTTCGGCTTTATCGCCTTAATGTAATCCAGTTGTTCATTCATCAAGGCTTTTTCTTCCGCCGACGGTTTGTACGTCGTTGAGCTGGAACTTCCTCCTGATTTTTTACCCATCTAATCACTCCCTTTCATCTGCGTTCTTCCACGGCTTATATTTTCGCCTGAGTTCATTTGTTACAAAATAATTCACTGAACCGTCTTTAAATACGCATTTTGGCGTAATGACGACTTCCCGGCCCTGTTTGTCTGAGCAAATATACCGGTGCAGTCCGTCATCCTTTACAAAGTCCTGTTCTATCTTCCATCCCCAGTACCGGATATATGCCTTTATCGGCAGGATGCATACGGTCATTATCCGGTCGTAGCCGAACTGAAGGGCAACGCATTCCAGTGCGTCACGCCAGAATTTTGCATCATGGCATAAGCTCCAGCACAAAATGGTTTTGTTTTTGTCCATGGGTTTCCACTGGCAGAATCCCCGGTCCGGCAGATACCATAATGTGAATCCCGGCAGTGCCTGGAATTTGTCCCCTGTCCGTTTTTCGTATTCCTGTATCCATCCCAGCAGTTCCCTTCGGTCCGTCATAATTCAGCCACCTCCAGATTAATATGGTCAACGGTGAAGCGATCGTTTGATTTTACGGTGATGTCGAGACAGTCCGTAGAATGATTGCACCGGAACTTATTCCGTGACGCCGTGGGTATCTCTACATCCAGACTGCCATCTATGATTTCCGCTTTCCCGGCGTAATCGGCGGTGAACTTCGTATCGACGCTTTTCAGCAATATTTGTTCTGCCCCTATGACGGCCTTCGGCTTCAGGATGTAGTCTATCTTCAGCCCGTCGTCATCAAGATACTGGCTGTCCCATGCGTATATCTTTCCGTTCCCGGCCGCCAGAATCATCGACGCCGTTTCGCATATCGCATCGACCGGAACAGCGAACCGTATCGTCGTAGCACTGCCCAGAAGGTAGTTATAGGCTACATAATACCGGTAGTCACTGGTTGGCCGTATGAGTATCATGTTATGCCGTTGCAGGTGGTAGAACTGCGGTTCATACATGCCGTCCGTCAGTAATCCGTTGAATTTATCGCCGATATCAGCCGACTGGATGTTCCCATATTCCATGACTGCTGATAACGTCTTCAGGCCCCGGATAGACAGGAAAATAACCGAACTGCCGATATTGACTGCGCATCTCGTCCCTGCGATATCGGTATTGTTTGCTATTTCCGTTACCTGCCAGTCGGTCGGTTCTGCGTCCCCGGTGAGCTGATATATCTTTCCGTTAGACTTAATGAATACGATATCCGTTGCCAGTGGTACGATAGCAGCTATATCCCCGCTGTCACCATATCCAACATCCAACCACTGTTCCTTATCGGCCCGGTTCGTGTCTTCTGACCAGTCGGTACCATCGCCGACGCCGGACAGGTAAAAGCCGTCTGTCCCGTTCATGGATACCGCTATCCGTGAGAACCGCTGAAATACGATGTTGCATGTCGGGCTGTCTGGGACAACTGTCAGCTGTCCGTTTTGCGTGTAATCGTAGTATTGCAGTTTTCCACCGCTCGCGATCCATATCTTATCCATGAATTTTGCACACATGGGAATGTCTGAGCCTTCCAGGTCACCGATATATACAGGTGCCTGCCCCACGACGTACCGATAGGCCTTGTACTGGTTCGTGAAGTACATCAATACGTTGGTGTCTACGTCGTACCACATATCCCGGATGTTTTCATTTCCCGGCAGTGTATAGAGCGTCCCCAGACCGTTACGGCCTGTGAGACGCTTGCTATCACGCGCATAAATGAAATTCTGTGCTTCCTGCAGTTCCGTTGCATCTATCTGCTCCGGTGCCATGGATATGTTGACGCCGCCCACAAGACCCGTAAATGATATCGTTTGTGATTGATGCTTGTTTGCTCGTCTCATTTCAACGCTCCTATTTCACGATGCAGCCAATCAGCAGAATTCCAGCCGCCCCGGCCCACATATCACGCTGTCGTTTAGTCACGGCTTGTTTGTGTTCCGCGGATTTGATTTGCTCTGTCAATGTCTCTAAGGATTGACTCTGCTGTTTTAAGACTTCGTTTGCTTGACTCAATGAGCTGTCGGCTGTCGTCAATGATTGCTTTGTTTTCATCAACTGTTCTTTGGCCTGCGTCAATTGAGTCTGTAACATTGTCGAGTTGCTGTCCAGCCTGTCTAATTTGCTCTGAAGCTGTCCCAATGCTATCTCTTGCCCGTTGATTATCATCTTTAACTGATTGTACTGTTCGAGTGACATCTGCACCGTCTGCGGCGGCTGTGTGGTCGTAGTATCGGCACAATAACCAGCCGCTGGCAAACACAAGGCAAACAAGGATAACAGCAATAGCAATACGTACTTTCGGATTTTTAGCAAGTGTACCGACCTCCTCTTTTAATTGCGGCAGATAAGACAAAGAGATCACCTCCTGTTAGAATCCATACCACTCGTTTTCGTCCTGCGTTTCGTCGTGAGTCGTGAACTGCCATGCGACGTGATGAAGTTCCGGATGTTCCGCTTTCAGGCTGTTTTCAAAATAGCCGTACTGGGCCACCCAGACAGGGATTTGATACTGAGCCAGTTCGGCCAAATCAATGAACTGATTGAAATAGCTGTACTGTGCATAGATGCCAATCTTCTGGCTGTTGTTCCACCATGATTGCATAGTCCCGATTGCATCCCGTAGCTGTGGCCATACGTCATCCCGGCATACAGGCCCTATTTCCATATCCCACCATGTGCCGAGTTCCGGCTCCTGTCCGCCGAGCAGGTTATACACCTGGTCATTGATGAACTTCGCTTCTTCCATGAATTCCGCCATATCCCGTGCATGGCTGACATAATAGATACCATAGGGAAGCCCGGCGGCAACGACATCATTCACGAACTGGATGAATTTGCTATCAAGAGTCGGTGTCCCGTGCAGTGTTTCCCCGAGTTTAAGGATGATACCTTCTGCCCCCTGTGCTACCAGTTGGCCAACTCTGTCATCAGGCTGGAAATCGGAGATATCGAATACTTTCATTTCAAATCACCCTTTCAGTTTACTTACTACTTTTTCTACCGTATTTGCCGTTTTAACGGCTGTTTCCGGTACTTTAGGCATTGTCCCTGCCGGCGTATTGTAACGGCTGTCATATCCGTATTTTGTCCAACATGCTTTACCCAGACCGATAACACCGCCAAGGCCTGTGATACTGGCCCCGATACCTGCCAGACAGGACGACAATTCAAAGTGCATCCCGTACAGGGCGTTTGCCCAGTAGCCGATGAGCCAGCTTATCATGACGAAATATAAAAATATCATCATCGTCACACCTAGTACAATTACCAGTGACAGCCAGTTCTTTTCGGCCCATTTGCCGAACTTGATGATTCTATTCTTCATCAGTCATCACCTTTCAGTTCCGGCATATCTATGACCTTTTTGTAGATGGCGTCCATTACGCCGTTCTTCCCGAGTTTGTGATAGCACTCGTACATATTACAGAAATTCTGCTTCTCTGATACCGTGCATCCCTTCTCCTTAAATTCACTGTACGCCATCAGCATGTCATATCGTAGAACGGCCTGCACCCCTCGTTGAACAGTCGCCGAGGCCCTGTATAATCCAAAAAAATACGCCCCTGCCGATGACAGAAGCGTGATGATAAGTGTTGTAGCAATTTGCTCAATCATAAATTACCTCCCTTACAGAAAGGACTTGATACGATGAAATTACCAAATGGCTATGGTAGTATTACTAAACTGCCCGGCAACAGGCGGAAACCGTATGCCGTGCGTAAAACAGTGAACGGCAGACAGAAATATCTGAAATTCGAGTCTACCTTTGAAAAGGCTCTTGCATGGCTTGTCGATTAGAATAAATCACCATCCGTCCTTGATTCTGCTGATTTAACGTTCTCCCGTCTATACCACCTAGAGATGCGAGAACGCTGTACCCGTATAGCCGATACGACGCGGAAAAATAACGTATTGTGCGTGTGTATGTTGTGCTAACTCCCCGACAGCTAGGCGGTACGTTGCCAAACATAAGCTGCTATACATGGGGCGACGTTATTGTGATACTGATTACCACCTGCGTACGCCGTTCGGTATGTCCCACCATTATTGTTTTGCCTTGCCGCTGTAACCCAGCCGTCTTGTGATTTGGACCCCCAGCCTTCAAAAAGCCCTGGGGCGTCTTCATTGGTCTCGTGATTATGGCTAGGCATTTCTCCGACAGCTACGCAGTGCGCTTCCATAGATAGGCTGCCATGACGGGAGATACGTTGTTGTGATACTCACTGTTACCAGATATAGATGTTCCGGCGGTTACCAAGCCACTAGATATGTCTACAACAGTATTATCTGCCACGTTAGCAATCGAAGCAGTCCACTTATGGTCGGTAGTAGATTGGCCGCCAGAAGTATGTGTAATTATCTCATGCTGGTGACTAGCCAGTTCCCAGACAGAGAGTTGGTGCTTGAATTCGCCAGACTTCTGTCCAGCTGTAAATGTGAGCGTACTGCCATCTTCCGCCGTGGCCGTGCCTTGTGCTACCAGCCCGTAGCCCGCTGGGAGGGCTTCCCAGGTGCCCCCGAACAGTGTGCCGGGGTTAGTAGGCTTATCGCTGAAATAATAGCTTCCTACTGGATGTGCTTCTGATAGCGCTTCTTTCTTTGCGGCGGCAATCATATCGCTGAATATATCCGTCCATGTACCTGTGCCGTCATCAGCAATGGCAGTGCAGATATACAGCTTTTTATTAGCGGTATCATAGTACTGCTGGCCGACGAATTTAGGCGTTGGAGCGGTCGTACCACTGAAATTACTGGCGGTGGAATCCATAGCGGACTGCATCGCCGGGATAATGTCTTTCACTGTTTTGGTAAGGTCAACAGAATAAGTCTGCAATATATCAACTCCTTTCTATCCACCGGGGAACTTGCTAACCACAACCACAACATTTCAATCTCTACGGCTAATTTAGACGGGTATTTATCTACGGAAAACACATATATGAATGGTGGTCCAGGTCATCGTGATGGCGGAGGTATTGTGCAATTAGAAAATACATATAATGCTTATAGAGCGGATGGTGGTAGCGATAAAAGTAACTATATGGGGCGTAATCTGCACATTGCGGCATCTCATGGTCATAGTGCTACGATATCAACCGCCGGCAATAATCAGGCCCATGAAAACAGGATGCCTTATACAGTCATTAACCGTTGGAAGAGAACGGCTTAAGCAGTTCTGTACCACCTGGCAACCACTTGATAGGGCTGGCGGTTTTCGTGTGATTCATTGCCGCCTACTGACGATATATTGTGTGTGTGATTGCCACTCGTTGATGTTTTTAATATGTTTTGGTTATCAAAATCGCCCACTGTATCAGGACCAGGGCCAGTAACATGTTCACTACTAATATCTTGATTCCTCGAAATTAAGTGATAGTGGTCCCCGTTGGATGTCATTGAATGGCTATGCTTAGCAAGCTCCCCGGTGGTGAGTTGATGCTTTGCTTCCCCGCCCTTATCACCAAGGTTATAGGTATACTTCGTGCCATTTTCCGTATACGTGCCAGCCGATACTAATACACGGCCTGCGTCCATCTGAACCCATGTCGTACCGGACCATAAGACATTGGGGTCGTCGGTTGTTGTGGTTTCCCAGATACTGCCAACAGGATGCACGATATCAATGACCTGCTTTATCGTCCGCTGTTGTACCTGTTTCCAGGTGCCGTCTGCTGACAGGTAGTAGGTATCCTGCTGGCCCTTTGTCGGTTCCGGGACGAGTCCGCCTGTACCGTTTGACGTTGACGTTGCGCCTGTATACGTAGTGATTTTACCTACCGCATCGCTTACTGCACCATCTACATAGGATTTAGACGGCAGGAGCTGCCACGTAACCGGGTTGTCGCTGATGAGCTGATAGCGGTTGTTATTGTCATCTGTCCGGGTACATACCATCCCCACCAGCAGATTGCTTGTCGGGAATGACGTTCCGCTGAAGTTACTGGCAACGGACTGTACGTTATTATCCAATTTCGGCAGGTACACATTAACAGCTTCCGTTGTCGCTAGTTTGTTAAATTCCTGCATATTACCATCCTTTCGCAACCCACGAGACGATACCCGTTGTGCGGTTGCCGGAACTATTCAGTAATTCGATTTCAAAATACCGTCCCTTGTCGTCGTTGCCGTCGGTCGCTAGGATGTTCGGAACCGGCGTCGTCGTGCCCGTACTGCCTTTTACCATGGCGTTGACTTCTGGGGCGTTATAATAATGCTTGTTGTAATAAACTTTCGTCGCCGCTGTCGTATCGGTAATCTCTACCTGCCCTTTATCGTCGGTATCGTCGATATCGACATGCGGTGATACGTCGTACAGTAACGGCTGTGAATGTGTTGCGTTACTGATAACGCAGAGTCTCATAAGTGCCTTTTCGTACTCATAATCGCCGACGTTGAAGTCAGTGAACGCTTCGTACATCGGCGGCGTATCGGCCATAGCTGAAAACCCTGCCGCGTCTTTCACGTCGCTGTATACCTGTATCGACTCGATATATGCATTGCTGGCCCGGACGAATGCGTCATAGATGGCGATATCTTCCGCCGAGCTTTTCCCCATATCCCGGATAAGCCCGTCTCCTACGGATACCAAATCACGGAACCCACGCTTGAATGCCGCTGTCCGGTTGAATGACTCTTCCGTTTCCATGGCTTCTTTCAGGCTCTTTTCCGTTGCAATCAGGATTTTATCGGCAACCGCAATCCGTTCATCCTGCGTATGGTAGATATCCCGGTGCATTGCGTCGATGGCCTGCAATTCTTCTCTGAACTCTTTGATAGCACGCCACATCCTTTTGAAGCCGTCATCGATGTAGATATGCTCATTTTGTACGCTGATGGCCTTTTTAACGGCTGTATCCAGTGCCGATATATATTCACTCTGCAAACTGGTTACGGACCGTCTGGAGCCGTCTATGATGCTTATCTCATCGCGTAACGGTCTTTTCACGTATTTACCTATACCATCAGAAACGGCCAGGCCTTCCTGCATGGGCCGCATCAGATACCGGGACAGCGCATCCATGCCTTTGAGCTTTTCACTGACGATATGGCGCATATCCCGGCGCAGTCCGTCCAACAGGGTCAGGCTGTCATAGAGTACGTGCTCTATCTTCCGCCGCTCTCCTTCGGCGATATCCACGCTGTCCCGTTTATTCAGCCCCGGGCATTTACTGAGCCAGTCGAGGAACCGGAACGAATCGCGCATCTGTGCCGACATGGCCTTTTGCAGTGCGTCCGTTGTGCGTATGTTCTCCGTGATATGAATGAGGAACAACACGTTATCCCAGTATATTTCCGTGATATGCATCATTTCCTTACGGACGATGGCCAGCATGTTCTTTTCCCCGTCCGTCAGCTTCACACGGTCGCTATAGAGCGGTTTCGCATGGCTGGCATATCCATCTATGGCTTTAATCGCCGCCCGGAATGAACGACGCAGGGCCTTTGCAAGCACCGGCTTTACATGGATTGCATCCTTGCGTACTGCCGTCAGTTTCTTCGTCTGCCGGTCTGAAAGCCTCAGCCGTTCAGCCGCTACCTTCCCAGGATTGCCACCATACCGGCCGGCAATAGCAAACGTTTCACTCTTTTTTGCCTTGACGGATTTATACGGCCTGTCCTTCACTGCCAGCGTTTCCTTACGCCGTGCGCCGATGGCCTTTATCTGTCTGTCGGCAATGGACAGGGTTTCCTGTACTGTCCGGAACCAGTTGAAGGACGCCGTAATAGAATCGACGAGAATCACGACTTCACACGGATTGATGAATACCGCCTTTATGGGCCGCTCCTTCATTGCCATTTCTTCCGCCGTGACTTTCTTCGTCCGGGCCGTTTCCTTATCACTGATACGGGCCTGTTCTGCCGGATTTCGCTTCCATTGCGTTTTAAGCCCCGTTTTGGAGACAGCGTGTATACTTTCCCGTTTCGGTACAGAAAGTTCCTTATACGTCATTTCAGACGCCTTTAACGCCTGCTTATATACGCTGTGTACCGATGTTTTGCGGTCATCGGTTATCCGTAGTCGTTCGTTACGGCTTCCCTGCTGTAGTCCGGCCTTCTTCAGGTCCCGGACCTTCACACTTTCAAGTACCCGCATAACGAACAATACGTTGTCCCAGTAGGTTTCCCGGAATGCGACTGTATCTTTCAGCGGTATCGTGAGCTTTCGCAGCTGTTTCTCTGCCGTATGTACGGTTTCAAGTGGCGTCGCTCCGTATACATAGTGATACAGTTCGTTTACCGGGGTTGTGATATCTGCTACCGGCTCCGTCAGGTTGTTAACGCGGTAATAGCGCAGGAAGATATCAAGGATGAACGTCGGCGTTGCATGGCGTCTGCCGTATTCCTCTGTCAGGTATATCGTTGCTGTTTCGTTCACGCCGAATGCCGTCTTGCCAAAAACATCCAACGTCCTGTCTGCCCGTGAGTCAGACAGGGTAAATGTTGTGTCTGCAAGCTTGTACAGCGTGAATGTTTTGGCAATATCAACCATAGGCCGTTACGACAAGGTGAACTGGAAGGTCGTTGTCATGGTATCGTCGGCGGCCTTGTTGATAACGTCGAATACGACGCGATCGAGGAACGTGCCACCGGAAGCGGCATTGCAGATACCGGCTTCTGTAATGGCTCCTGTAGCTTCACCGGCGGCGAATGTCGTTGTCAGTGTAAATACCTTCGTGCCGGATGTGTGTGCGTAGCTTGCTGATTTGCGCTTAATTTCCGTGGTAAGGCCTGTCTGTGTAGCAGCTACGGCTGTTGTCCCTGTGCCGACGGCTGTAAAGCCCATCAGGTCGGGACGGGTCGGATTGGCAATCGCGGCACATATGAAGTCAAAGCCAGCATTCAGGATGAGATTATCTTTGCGCCGCGTTTCCACGTCGCCGTTTGCATGGTGGATGACGACATTCAGCGCGCCTTTGATTTTCATTTCGTCTTTATTCATATGCTCTACTCCTTCGGATTCAAATACATACGGTCGAATGAACTGCACGGGTTCATGAATACCTGCAGACGTTTTTCCGTATTTAGATTAAATTCGTGTATAAAAAATAGCCGTTTATCAGAACTCTGGGAGAGTCCGAAAAACAGCCAGTCACGTTCAGTTGTCTGTAACTGTAGATACAATATCCTATTGTGTACGCTGTCCCGTACGTAGAACGAGTCCAGACGCTTGTCATACCCGATTACCAGTATGATATTGAAGAATATCCCGTCAGCACTTAAATGCTGTGCATCGTAGGAATTGACGGCAAATGTCATGTCCTTCACGGCCATATAATCACGGCCGTTCGGCTTCGTGCCCCATAGTTCCATGATGATACAGTCGTTCAGTACATCGTTCTTCTTGAACCAGAAGCCGATGGAGAATGTATCCGGGATATTTACGTTATATTCCAGCTGTGTCGTATCGGTGATGAGTACGCCTTTGTTCCAACGTACCTGGGAAAACGATGTGTTCCGTTCCTCCCGGATACTGCCACTTGATATAGCACTGGTACCGTCTGTCACGGCATGGATGATATCCGTTGTTTTGCCAGTGTACCGGGCAATCTGTTTCTGCAGCTCTACGCCGTCGAGGTCGCCGAGGATGCCGCATACCAGTACACGCTGTGCTTCGTATGACTCTACGGCAAAATCCATGTCTTTTACGGCTATACTGCTGGATGTAACGGCATTTATCTTGCAGTCTATCCAGTTCCGCGCCCGTATCGTCTGGGGCAGTGTAATGCCCATCAGGTACTCGCCGTTAAAGGATGTCTTTTCCAGTCTCAGCCCGCCCATGGCCGAATCATAGTACATATTCGTCTTGATTCCACTGTAGCCAACGTCCTTCTGGTTATAGTCAAGGATGACGTTTTTATTGATTTCCGGGTCGGCTGACAGGAGATACCACGTAGCATTGACGGAATAATTGTCGTGATCGTCCACGGCTTTAATCATGAAATAACAGTCGCCTTCATTTGGCCGGATATAGCGGTATTTGTTGACCTTTGACCGGAATATCTCTATTCCCTGTTCCCAGTCCCGCGTCTGTCCGACTTTTACGACGTACTTGATATTGTAGATATTCAGTGCATCCCAATAGAAATACAGGTTGGCCCCGTTCTTTTCTACCCAGAAGCCGGTTACATCCGGCACATAGCAGGAAAGGTATGCCCGTTCCCCTTCGCCGAACTGGTCGTAATAGGCAATGTATATTTCCTTGATATTCGACTTGGGATATAAATAGACGTTATCGACGGTCTGGTACTTGATACCGTCTATGTACAGGTTAGCCCCGATGCAGTTAGACGGTATTTCAAGGAAAGTAATCAGTGTGCCTTCATTGTTCTTCGTGAGGGAAATGTCAGACGGTGCCGCCGGCCGGCGTTTGTTGTAGGAAATGGTCCTTCCGTTCGATACTTTCCCGTCCTTGCTGACGGCGAACAGATATATCTTGCCACTGGCAGTCTGTGGCAGTATCGTGCTTGACGTAGCCGTCGTCTTTTCCAGCAGTCCATACCCGGCCCCAATATTAGCGTCTGTCCGCAGTTCGTAGTAGGCAAGGCTGTCGTCATCTACCGCATCCCAGTTCAGTACCCCGCCCAGCCGGTCGAACGTCAACGTGAAGTTCTTCGGCATGGGGAAGTCTCCTTTGGTGCTGGCGTCTACATCGTCCGCCGTGAAGCCATTCGCTACATTGACCTGTTCATTAACGGACTTCAGGTATTTCCGCATCAGCGACAGGAAGTATCTGCCGTCGCCCTGTATGGTGTTCGGCAGGTCCGGCATTGTCAGTATTTTTTTGTTCAGGTCTGCCATAGCATCAACTCATTCCTGCACTGATAGCCTGCTGTAAGGCGTTCACGATATTCGTATCGGCTGAAATATCGTATTCGTTCTCGTTGAGCGCAAGCAATACCGCCGATTTGACGATGACATCATTGATTGCATCGTGTTCAAACGGCATGTCGGTCGAGGCGTTGTCCAGTAAATCGGGAGTGGCAAAATACCGGAATTTAACCGATGTATACGCCGAGTCCGTGATATGTGCTTTCCCTGCCGTCATAGACAGCGGATAGGTGCCGCATGCGTTCAGGTAGTTGTGCGGAATGGAATCACCGTCCTGGATGGTCGTTTCCTGCACCAGTACCGGCCATTTGGCCCCAATAAGAAGCCCCGCTACCTGTTGTGTTGCCGTATTGAGGAACTGGATGCACCGTTCACGGCTGTATTCACTGCTGATATCATGCGTTTCCTGCTGTATCCGTGTAATGGCTGTGTCTACTTTCATTCCGTCACCCCCTAACAGTAAAACGGCATCCGTTTTTCCATGTTGGTGTATTTCCGTAGAGGCACGACGTTGGCCAGCGCATCATCAACGGCACTGCTCATAACATCCGTATCCGGATTGTTCTGCAATACCGTGCAGGTCAGCTTTGCCAGTGCGTCCTTGAATACGAACGGCAGTTCGATACTGTCCGTAAGTGCTGATACGCTCATAAATCCGGCATTATACAGCATGTCAACGTCTTTCACGCCGGCATACAAACGATTCTGGAGTATCTTGTACTCGTCCCATCGTGGCGGACGAATGGCGTCACATGGATGCAGGTCCCGGCCATGGCCGTCTACGATACGTACGATCGTGAGGAAATCTTCCGGGAGTTCTACGCCTGTCATCATCATGTCGATATGCTCTTTAGGTGTCGGCGTCGTCGTTTCGTCCCCTGGGTCCGGTGTAAGGCTTGCGTTGTATTCGTCTATTTCCCGGTTCATGTCGTCCTGCCGGTAGTGCTGAACTTTTTCAAGGAAATCGCTATTGATGTAATACTGATTGACGTAGCGTAACACCTCATTGATAGCTTGTATAATGTCATAGTCGCTGTACTGGACTTCGTTGTTGTCTTTGAGCTTATAGCGGATGAGATTCTTTAATTCCTGTACGGTAATCATCCCAGCAACACCGCCCCGGTACCGCGCCACATCGTGCGCTTATGATTGACTTTAAAGGCCGTATGCGTACGAAAAAAGGCTTTCATGTCTTTCATGTAGGTACGCATATCGCCTTCCTGCTGTGCCCGTCGTGCGGCAATCAGCCATGGGTCAAACGTCCAGAATTCAGGTGGGATGTATCCCATCAGTTGCATCCGTTCGTTCTTGTCACCGAACCAACCGCCGTTATCTGCTTCGTTCGCCATCCGTGCCGCATCAATCGCTTCCGAACAATCTACGGTGTTACGCAATACGATATTGTCGCCGTCTTTAAACAATCTCTGCTTCGTGATCATATTGTCACCACCTTACTAAATAAGGGATACGAGCATCCCCGTATCCCTTTATGAAATTCAGCGTTGGATATCGACGATAGAGCAGGACGCTTTCGGCTGTGTGCCCTGCAGGCCGACGCGGGTTTCGATAACAAACTTTTCATATGTTCCGTCTTTGCCGAGGTTCGTGACTTCGTGCGGGCGGGACAGATACCGCATATCCCAGTACTGCATGTCGAGGATATCGACACGTTCGTCCGGGTAGAGGCGGTGAATATTAGCATTGACTACGCCAAATGCTCCCTGATAGATCGTTGCCACCATTGCGGCTTTCTTTTCACCAGATTTACGGTAGGTGGTTGTCTGGGCCAGTACGAGGTCCGAGAATTTACGGAATTTGCTTGAAGACATGAATGCTTCCGTCGGATTGCCGCCACGTTTGAATGCCATTTCCATCGCGTTGTTGATATCATCCAGCGTGAAATCAGCAGAGCCGCCGAGGGAAATGATGTTGTTCGCAACGAGCTGTACAGACGTGCCTGCGGCTGTCGGTTTTACCTGCTTGTCAGCAATATTTTCGACTGCGCCTTTCTGTGTATCGAACAGCGTCAGTTTCTTCGGGTCCGATGCATCGACACGTACATAGTAGTACAGGCCTTTTTTGAGGCCGGTCGGCATCGTTTTAGCGACAAAGTACACGATATCGCCGGTATCCAATTTCGGGTCTGTAGAGGCGGTAACGGTGCCATCTGTAGACGATACGGTTACGTCAATCGTATTCATAGACATGAAATACGGAATGCCGCCGGACAGCGGTGCCACTGTCTTTGTTCCATCTACTTTCTTTTCGCCGTTGACGAGCATGTATTCAATGTCCTGCGCCTGGTATTTATAAGCGTCGAATTTGGCGTCATCAAGGTCGGTGCCGTGTTCGTTGTTGTAGGCCTTTACGACTTCATTCTGTACGTCCGATACGAGTCCGGAGTTCTGGAAGAACTGTACGTTATTGGACAGCCCTTCGATAGAGCCGACCGGTTCGAATTCGTACTTTTCGTATTCGAGATGAGCGTTTGTCTGAGGCGGTCTGAGGCCTTTCGTCATCCACGAGAAGGTTGTTTCCGTTGCCGGTTTCGTGTTGCCGAATTTAGAGTAAAACAGCGTTACTTCCGGGGTAATATTAGTCAGAATCGGGCTGAGGTCTTCTGCATGCCCGATGGCGTCGTACGTAAACGACTGGTTAGCGGATTTGTTTAAATTTCTGGTTACATCTGCCATCTATTCATCTCTCCTTTATCTGCCGTGCCAGTATCTAGACAGTGCGGCACGGCGTTCGCGTTCTGTCATGTCTCTTAATTTGCTGAAATCAAACGGTTTTGGCGGTTCTGTTGCCCCCGTTCCCGGCCCTTCGACCTTCGGTACCGGTACTTTCTTCGGCTGTTTCGTCAGATCGTTGGCTTTTGCGTAGTATGCGGCCCGGGTGACGTTGTAATAGCTTTCCAGCACCTTGCACTGCTGTTCGTTGATTTTTCCCGCATTGAGCGCCTGTATAGCATCTGATACCGCGGCGGCGTCTTTGAACGGCATGTTCTGGTAATGAGTGGTCATCATTTGATTGATTTCTTGAAAATGCTTTTCCGTCTGCGACTTATCCGCAACGAACTCGGCAATGCTCTGGTAAATAGCGTTCTGCTGGGTCTTGGCCTGCTGGGCCTGCTGTTGCTGGCTCTGGATGGCTCCAATGAGTTGTTGCTGATAGTATTGTTTCGCCGTGTTGTACATCTCTACACGCTGTTTCAGCTGTGCGTCATCGGAGTAATCCGCTGTTTCAAGGTCCTGTTGACTGACCCCAGTTACCTGCCGGGCCTGATTTTCGGCCGCTGTTTCGATGTCTGTAAACATCTTTTTCATCTGTTCCTGCTGGGCCTGTTGGGCCTGCTGTTGTAACTGTGCCTGTTGAGCCTGTAACTGCTGTGCCCGCTGGGCCTGTTGCTGTCTGAACTGCTGATACTGTAACTGGTACTGTACCGGTATCCGCGATTCATCAACGGTATTGCTGTTGATCGCCGCGTTCAGCTCATCCAGCGTATAAGGCCCGGTCTGTATCAGCGGTTTTTCTTCCGGCTTTTCTTCCGTCGTTGGTTCCGCTGGTTCCGTAGTGTTGGTTTCCGGTTTGTCTTCCTGCGGTTCCGCCGGGGTTGGCTCCTGTACCGGTTCTTGTGCCGGTGTCGGCTCCTGCGGTGCCTGTGCTTCCGGCTTCTGTGGTTCTGCCGGGGCTTCGCTTACAATCCGTTTCCGGCCCGTCTGGGGGTCTGTAACGAGGTATCGGGCTGTTGTATCCTGTGCCGGTTCTGTGGCCGGCTCTGTTGCCGTCGTGGTTTCCTGGGAGGTGCCCGCGACGTTTTCGTTGGTCGTTGCTGTGGTTGCATCATTTGCTCCCTCTCCAAACAACTGCATATCAAATGTAAACACGTCTTATTCTCCTTCCTGTAACTTGTGCCGGCGGCTCTTAGCCGTAGCTATGATTTGATTGATGTAGGCATATACACGTAGGGCGGCTTGATAGTCCCGCTGGATATCGTCGCTATCTTCCCGGGTATTAAGCCGCTCTAATGCTGTGCGTTCTTCATCTTTTAAAAATTCGTCTATGAACTCTTTTAGATCGTCCGCCCTCTGCCCTCTTTCGAGTGTTTTAGCCAGCCGTATCTCCCTGTCTTTGTCGTTGAGTGTCCTATAATCCATTCGGTGTCACTCCCTGCTGTGGCGGCTGTACAGGCGGCTGACTCTGTTGGTTCTGGTTCATATAGTGCTGTACGACGTCTTGTATCGTCGTTGTGCCGGCTGTAGCATTGTTGATAATCTGCATCTGCGTAGCAAGTGGGAGATTGTCAAAGTTAAGCCGCAAACTCGGTATCTTCGCTACCTGCGTCTTCCCTGCGTAGTCGGCTTGTTTCAACGTCAATTGCTTCTGCAGGTCCGCCTGGTCTTTCATAGCAGCTATCTGCAGTTCCTGCTGTGCCGTTTGTTGCTGTTGCTGTTGCGCTTCCGGCGAATCCGGGTCCAGCAGTATTCCCTGCGTATTCTTGAGTCCCATTTCTTCCAGCAGTGCCGTACCGGCGGCGTAATAGCTCTTGGGAGTAGCGACTCCCGCTTGTGATAGTACCGGATATACCTGACTGAGCAGTAACATGTAGCTCTGTATCCGGGCTTCTTTTGTCCCGGCGCCGTTGCCAACGTTGATAACTAGGTCGTAGTCTATATCGAGGTCGTCGCTTGATATGCTTACTTCCTTGTCTTTAAATCGGAACGTCTGGACCTGTTCACCGTACTTCTTGTTTAGCAGGATGATGAACCGTATCATTGGTACTATCCAGTTTTCAGCGAAAAGGCGGGCGATCAGACGGATTCTTTTATCTGCCTGCCCCAGAATTGCCGTTATCCCTGTAGCCGTACTATTAAGGCTGTTAGCATCAAGGCCTTGATTATACTTTGTACTGCCGGTACGGTTTTCCAGTTCGCTTTCAGCGTAGTTGACTACGTCCATCGTAAGTGGCGAAAGGTTAGCTTGCGGCGCATTTGCAATGGCCTGGTTCGGGTCCCCTTTAATCGGGACATATTCGTCGCCGTTCAGCAGTGCGTCTATATCCCCAATCGCTGTGACATCTACAAACTTCTGTTGGTCGTTGTTCTTCGCAACGTTGATGACGATTTGACGGATTAGTGCGGTCTTCAGGTCCTGCAGGCCCTCTACCTGTTCTGCAAGAGCGCTATCGGCAAAAATACGCCGTTTTTCCCGAACTCCACCTATTGCAAAAAAAGGAGCTATGTCAAATTCGTTCGTCTGTACAGAGAGTAGTACATCGCCGACACAATGTACTATCAAATGCTCGTATATGCCGTCATTGTTATAGTCAACGTCTATATAGCATTCATACAGTTCGACGTCTTTAGACGCCGCGTCATTGTCTGTCGGCCGCATCCCGCCTTCATCAAGCTGTGGATTGATGTACTTATCCGCATCCGTGAAGTGTGTGTCCCCGGCGGCTTTCAGTGCTTCGTCTACGTTCTGATACGTCCCGTCCTGCTCTTTGCGCTTTAAGTAGTCGCCTTTTACAATCTTGCGGTGTGCGACAAACTTGCATTGCTGTAGTGAGCCAGCTTCCGGCGTAAAGCGTAGTTCCGTGGGCGGTACATACTGCACTACCGGGTAGTTTGCTGTGACTTTTACCCGGTCGAATTGGATTTCATACAAATCTGGTGCATCTTTCAGTGGCTTTACGCTCTGTACCTCGATTTCGCCGGTCATCGTTGCCTGCGTGAGCATCTCTGCGCTCTGCAGATCGTTGATGTCAAGCATCATCTTGTACCGTGTCCGGTCTTCTTCACGCTTCCACCATACCTTTGCAACGCCTAAATTCGTTCCCAGGGCTTCATCCACTACATCCGTAACCATGCTCGTGTAGTTGTTCTTCCGCATCAGCTGGTACTCAATGAGTTGCTGTATCTTCGTCGCTGTGTCGTCGTTCTGGATAGTACTGCCAGCGATCGTTACCGGCGATTCATTGCCCGTGAAGACTTCTACTAAGCTCGGTTTCATCCACTCAATGATGTTATTGAAGTCCATGCTGACGAACTTACTCTTTTTCGATAAGTTCTCAAACTTATGCTTGTAAAGCTTCTGGTCACCTTTTCGGAGCTGTTCGCGGTGTATAAGCCGTGGTTCGACTTCGCCCTCGTAGTATTTCTTAGCAATTTCCCGGCCTTCTCTTACACTCTCTGTAATCTTTTCGGTTTCTTCCGGCTTGAGTGTATCGAGTGATACCGTCTTTTCCTGCGGCTCTGCCTGCTGTGTGAGCCAGTCTGTCAGGCTCATCTGTGGCGGTGCGTCCCGGCCGAAAAGCCCGCCTACATCCTGTGCTGACGACAGGCTGTTATTAATATCGTCCATCACATCAACTCCTTATTTTAGGGCAATAAAAAAGCGCCCATGGCGCCGAATGGTGGCAGTGTGCGGAGCGGTCCCCGGTTACTGCCATGATTGGGGACAGCCTGCCAGCTATCCCGGTTACATGTATCCTGCCCGATGCATTTTCCCTCTTGTGAGTGCCTTCCACTTATCTGCCATGGACGTATTGTCCCGGTATAGCTTTGCGCATAAGTACGCTAAACAGTCCATCAGATGGCTGTATTCGTTCTTTTCCGGCTCGTCCAGTGTGCGCCCGGCTACGACTTTACGATGATAACCGCCTGTAAACGCCTCGATGAGCATCTGACAGCGTGGGTCCAGCTGTAAGAGCGGCTTGCCGTCCGGTGTGAGTGTCGTCAAGTAGTATCTGACTGCTTCACTGCGCCCGGTTTGTGTGAGTTCGCCTGGCTCGACGGTAATACCGTACCGGTCACGCAATATTTCGTTCGCGGTCTTTTCATCGCTCTGTGCTCGCTGATTCCCTGCCGGGTCCCCGACTGCGCTATAGCTGTATCCGCTGTAAAACGTCTGTAGTTCAGCTTGTACCGCCCGGCCATGGGCCAGCATCCCACAATCCCAGGACTGCAATTCGGATAAGATGAGCAACTGCCCTTTCGCCGTTGTCTGTGCAATGATCGTTGCAGGGGTAAGCCCGTAGTCAAACGACAAAATGAGCGGTCTGCCTTCTATCGGGTGCAGCTCTTCCAGAGCTACATGGCGTTGATAGTCGAATTCCGGGTAGTACTTCGGTTCAGCGCTGACAGTCCAGTTGATTTCGTACTCACGTTCCCAACCTTCCGTAGTCGTGCCCTTCTTTTCATGCTCTTTCCATTCTTCACTGCGTTTGTTGGGGTCTGCAGTGTAGTGTATCCGTGCAATGTACACACCGTTTCTCCGGTATTCGTGTACGCCTTCCAGTACGTCGTGCGGTTCCTGCTCTTCGTCCGGTTCGCCCTCGTTTAGCTGGCCGGTCACTAGCTGACAGAAAAAGCCAGGATTCGCTGATGAGTCAATGAAGATACGTCCGCCACCTTCAATGGTTGGCCGGAGGGAGTTCCATGTCGCTTGTGCAAAGTCCCAGAACGCCATTTCTGTGCAGTATACGACAGAGGCAGTGTACTGGCGGAGCTGGTCGGCCCCTTCTGCAACGGCTCTCAGTTCGACGCCATTGCTGAATTTGATGTAGTCGTAGCCCATCTTTGAGCGTGTCTTTCTCTCTACTACCGGCCATTCGTGTGTTTTTGGAAGATGCTCATACAGAAACATAAGCCGGCTGTCTCCCAGCAAATACGCGCTATCGTCGTACTTCTTAGACTGCACGAATATCGACAAGTTTTTCCCGAACATGGCGTAATGCAGGAGATTAGCCAGGCACCGCCATGTCATCATCATGCGTCGGCTCTTCGGGAATGCCGCTACCTGCTCGTGATGTATGATTTCATCGACTCGTGCAAGATAATCAAGTTTCGGAAAATGCTCTACTGCCCCGCTCTTCGCTTCATTGACTGTATAACAGCAATCGTTTATAAATGCTGTCGGGTCTTTCTTCCAGAGTTTCCATTCCATCAACTGCATTAGCTCGATTTTCTCTTTTAGACTCGTTTTGATAGGTTTATTCACTCTTTTTGTTGCTTTCATACTATCAACCCCGACTCAAGCCAGCTGACTTTGCATAAATATTACTTACCAATCACTTACCATTAACTTACCAATGGCCTATTTCGTATCTTTCAACTTGCTTTCAAGCTCTTTGATGCGCTTATCTACGTCAGATTCTGTCAGCGTTTCGACTTTGACTGCCCCGCCGTCTGCCCCTGTTATTGCGTTTTCCACGCGATCACGCCATTCAGCCCGTTTGCGGTTTTTCAGCCAGAATATTTGAGCCGTCGTGTTGGGCTGTACTTCTTTGTGTACGACTTTCGTTACGACCAGTTCGTCGTCCCGGCGTTCTTCTGTGACTTCATCGTACATATACCCCAGGGCGGATTTGAGAAGCGCGTTCTCTACCTGCCTGTCTACGACCTCTTTACCGTCCTTTAAGGCATTGCGAATGTCGCAAAACTCATTTTCCCAGCGATACAGTGTAGCAACGTTAATACCCATATTAGTCGCTATCTGCTCATCGGTCAGTCCGTCCCTGGCCCATCCCTGCAGTCGTAGCAGCCCTTCTTTTGTCAACCACTCATGATATTTACCTTTTGCCACTGTATCACCGCCATTTCATCAAATACTTAAAAAAATAAGGCCCTGTATGGCGATTTAAGCGCCGATAACAAGGCCTTGCATATATTTATACCTGCTGTTTGCTAACTTTGTAATTCGTTACTTGCTCAATTAACCGGGGATTGTCTATCAATACATTGAGTATCCCTTTTGCAATCAGGTCGATTGCTTTCTCGTCTCCCGCTGGTACGTCTTCAATCCGATACTCGTTTACAATGCCGTGCATAATCTCATGCATCAGCGTTGCCGGTTTGTGTGCCCCACAATTCGCGTTTATCTGTATGAGTGGCTTTACATAGTCTATTGCCCCGTAGCATACAGCATTATCTACTATGATAGGCTCTGCCGTCTCACTGACAGGATATGTAATACTACCAATGCGTACACTGTCAATCATCGTTATCAAGTGCCTCCCTTACTGCTCTTCCCAGTTCCCAGGATACTTCCAGTTCATCAGTACCGTGCCAGTGCCGAACGTAATAGCCCCGATACCGGAGGAAAGATATGAGTCCTTTTACTTCCATTGCCCCGTAGCCGGCAGGAAGGTGATACTTTACAGTGCTTGCACCGGTTTTAGCGGCGGTATACATCGCATGATGCACATGATCATATAAACTTAACGCTGTCAGTTGTCGCTGGTCCTGTGCTGTCGGTATCCTGTCTTCCATCGCAATCTCCCGTATACGACAAATACCCCGGACACGCGGCTATGCATGAAGGTATCCCCGGGGCACTGTCTATGTAGTTTTTGGAGGCTGGGCGCTGTAACGCCCTACATTTCACACTATTATTCTATCATATGCAGAGATGAGTTATTTTTAAAATAAGCAAAATAGTAAAAAAATAAGGCCGATACGTTATGTACCGACCTTTTCACTTATGCTTCCTTCCAGAAGCGTACCGCCCGGGAAGTTTCTTCCCCGAAGGGCTTCGCCGTATACACGGTACGGCTTCCGTCGAACGGGTCATACAAGACTATCGTCTCGGCCCGTTCTGTACCCCAGATGAATGAGCAGTTCCATCCATCTGGGTAAATGTCTTCTTCTGTTTCCGACCAGAAGAAGATGTCTCCGGAATTATACAATTTTTCTGCTTCCTGCCTTGTGCAGGAGGCAAGTTCGTATTCCGGACCGAAGAATCTAGTACTTTCCGCCCGATTGCCTATTTTTCTAAATTCCTTTGTCCCCGATATTTTTTCTACTGCCGTCGTCTTCATATCAACCTCTCCTTTCGGCTTTCCCCGGGACTTCCTCGTCCCTCTTTCTGATTATATTGTACTGCAAGTAGTACAACTTGTCAAGGCTTTTTTAAGATTTTTCTGCCTTTTCTTTGCATGCCTCCTGAATATATGCGGCCATACTTAGACCAGCCATTTCAGCCCAGGTCTTAATCTGCTCTTTGGTCCCCTTGGGGACTCTGATAGTGATTGACTCGTAGTTTTTTGCGAGCCATTTTTTATTGGCTTTTTTTCTACTGTCCAGCATTTTCATTCTCCTTTTTAAATTGTTCGAGACGTATCAAGTAATCGCCATCGGGCTTATCGTCTGCTACTCCTATCACTGGCAAAGCCTGGCACCCGGCACGATACCAGTACAGCAAGAGGTCGCGTACTACAGCCGTAGGATGTTGCCAGCCATTTTCCCACTGCTGAAGTGAGACGATGGATACCCCCGTCCGATCATGCACGGTTTGGCGCGTTACACACGCTTTTTCCCTGGCATCTCTCAGCTCTTTGTCGGGAATACACGACCGTTTCTTCTGGGGCGGGGCTTTTTCGACGAGTGGCTCGATATACAGTTCTTCCAGCATCTTCCGATACTCTATCGCTTCTTCGAGCGTATCGAAGCGTTTTTTCTTTTCGACGCCTTTGACTTTGATGCCGCCCACCCACTTTGAGCGGGTTTTATCCCAGTGCACGCCGCGAACGCCAGAAGTGTTGCTACTTCGTATATTCTTGCTAGTAAGTATGCTCAGATTCGTCCCGTCTTTTGACAGTGATTTAATATCTCCGTGGCCTGGCACTGTCTCCCTGCGCAGACATCCGCAGGAATGGATACCTCCTTGCATGAGTAACCATTTTCTAACTCTCTTGTCGTTGCCACAATCGCAGTGACAGACGACGTACCCGTTGCCAAGCTCTTTCGTCACTACAAGTCTTCCGTAGCGCTTTCCAACGATATTTTTTCTTACTTTACTCATGATTATTCTTCTTTCATTATAGCGCCAGGGCAGACGATATAAGACGTTCCGTGTTCGTCATGTAGGGATACTGCTTTATATCCCATTTTTTCAGCCAGCAGGCTTGCCTGTCGCTGGAGTTCATACGACATTTCCCACTCTTCTAATCCCGGAAACAGGCGATTTATAACTTCTCTCTGTTCTTCGTCTGCTTCCCACGGAACGATCTCGTCGCAAACGATGTCAAGCATGACGTCGGCATCGTCGCCCCACAGTTCACGAGCTGCTCCCACGGAAGAATCTTCATATGCAAGTTCGTTAACGTCTGCAATTTTATCGTCGCTAATGTCTACGCTGTAATAATAGCGCGGTTCAGCTCCGGGACCAAACGCGCTTTCTTTTTCATCTGAAAAGAACATGCCGTTGAACATGTTACCGGCCCGGACTGTCATAGATAATTTATCATAGCTCCCGTGATACAGCTTCATGTTTTTTGTCTCCTTTCTATTTGGGCTTCCCGCCCTCTTTCTGATTATATTGTACTGCATGTAGTGTAATATGTCAATACTATTTTTGATTATTTTTTACGGATTTCTATAGTATATCCACACTTCTCTACAATCTCGCTAAGCTCTACATATTTCATAGATCCGTTTTTGATTTTTGCATTAAGATTCTGCTGAAACATACCGTTTTCGCGGGCGATTTCTGCTTCTGACTTGTCTACATCGATAAGCCATTTTTTCCACATCTTCTGAAATTGTTCTCTTGTCATTTTTACATCACTCCCATCTATTGATTATATACTATTACACATTTTATAAAATGTCAATGACATTATTTATTTTTAAAAAAATAATTAATTTTAGTGTTGACAACACCTAGTAACATGTGATATAGTTTAGACAACAAGAAAAACAGTGTTACACAAAGGAGGAAAACATTATGACAATGTTAAAGAGCGCATACATCATCGACGCGGAAGAATTGCAGAAAAAAATCTTGAGTGAAATTGATTCTGTGAAGCACTGCTATTGTAAATGGAAAGAACCTGGTTCAGAAGATGCAGATTTCTATTACATGCTGTTCAAAGAACATTACGGTGTTTTAAGGATGTTGCTTGCCATTCAGGGCAATAGCGATTCAGAAGTAGCAACGATTCTGAATTACATGAAAGATTTGGCATATCGTGAATCCATTCGCGACCAAATCAACTACCTTGATGACGAAATCGAAGACCTGGGCACAAAGATGTATGAAATCATCAGGAATTTCAAAGTTGAAGACGACGGCGAAAGCGAAAAGCCGCGGTATTATGCGGTCAAAGCTCAGCGAGATGAATTAATCAATCGCCGCAACGTCTTAATCCATAAAATTGCTAAATAGCGGTTGTACGGGGGGCGCAAGGCCCCTGGGTGGAAAAATACAAAGATGAAATCCGTGAATGGTAATAGATGGGCGGTCAGAAATGGCCGCCATTTTTATAAGGAGGCTATAGAATGAAAAGAACAATTTACATGAGCGAACCGCTCGAACGACTTGCAGAAGAAACAAAAGGTGATAGCCGCCGCACAAGCGGTTTTTCCCGGCGTTTAGGAGAAATTGTAGAACGGTACAAGATTATGCTTGAACTTGATACCCCGCCGGAATTGACGGAGACTGAATTGGCAATCGTAGGTGAAGTTCTGGCCGGTGCTGTTATTGATCGCCGAAAAATCCGCGGTCTGCATCTCGACGTGCTGGATGCAGCTACGGGGACTCCCGACGACCGGAAGCAACTGTCTAAGAAAATAGAGGGACTGACAGCCGGCCAAAGGCTGGCACTTGTAGAAAGCCTGGGATTATGAGAAAATTTGAATAAAAAAGGACGGCTCGTAATGAGTCGCCTTTTTTTTACTCTATCACTTTTATTAATCCTAGCTGACACGCCGCCATCTTTGATAGTATCCGTGCCCGGTTGACTATGTGATAGTACGTGTTTGTATCAATGTTTAACTCTGTCATCGTTGTCTTGTAGTCTTCGTTGCTGTACTTCCGGCGTATGACGCGCTTTTCTAAGTCATCTAGTTTGTCATACACGCCCCGTACTACTCTCATCCACCGCTCAGGATTCCGGACAACTACCCCGTCGTACAGTGTGACTTGCTTTAGTTCCGTGGCAAGTCGAATGCCTTCAATGGCTGTCGGGTCAGATACAAATGCATGTCCGCAACTGCCTCCGCTGTGTCCGGATCGCGTGCTTTCTCTTGCCTGTCTGATTGCGCGCTCTATTTCCTTCTGCCGGTAAAACATAAATTCCACAAGCCGCGTCGTTAAATCTGGTGGAGTTCGTTGATTCATAGCATCACTTCCGTTTCTTTCCGGTGGCGTTCCGAAATTTCTGCTCTGATAAGTAAGATTTATAGTCCGAAATGGGTGTATTCCCTTTATATCGCCATGGGTGCTTTTGCCGTTCTTCTTCCCTGCGCTTCCGGTCCGCTTCCAGCTCTTCCGGGGTCATATAGTGTACTTTGCACTCCCCTGGTTTGTAGTAATTCATGCGTTACCACTCCTTACTCTGGCCATGTATATACCGTATGAGAGGCCCATTTCCCGGGCTTTTAAAGCGTTTTCGTCAAGCCGTGATTTCCTCTTTACTGTCCTCTTTTTTGGCGTCTGTCGGGGCACAATGTCTTGTGGCAGGTGCTTCCGGTGCTCTATGTGCCATATTTTTTGATTGACTTTTATGCTGATGTTGTAGCAATCCGGGGAGCAGTATTTACTGTTGTTCTTCTTCCCATTGTGTACCACTTTTTTACCACATATCGGGCATATACCCGGCTCGGGATGGTGTATTTTCTCGTTTAACCGGTCTATACAGTCATCGCATATCTTCCACTTTGCTCCCGTATCTTTGCCGCATATGATACAGATTTCTCCCATTCTATCGCCCCCTGTCTGCTTCTTTCACTCTTATAGCTGCATCCGTTATTTTGTCAACCAGCTTACCTATCTGGTCTTGCGTAAAATCCGTACCGTTCTTGATGTTTTCTGTTGTCAGTACATTAGCAATCATCATTTTATTCATCGTTGCGTCCGTCGGGACTATAATAATCAATGTTACACACACAAAAAATACGATGCATAGCTTCTTCACTGTATTTATCACTTTGTTGGTGTACCAATTATCAGGACCGTAGTCGCGTACATGGTCACAATGAAAAGCATATGCCACTACGCACGCGATTATAGACAACCCAGCACCGATAACAGCCATAAAATGTAGCGTATTTAACACACTTACTAGATAGAACCACCACGGGTTTATGATGTAATCCATTATTTATCACGTCCTATTTAACAAAACCATTCTTTTATGCGTTGCCACGGGCTTTTATGTTCTTTCCAGCTGATTCTGTAATACACATCTTCACAACAAATATCATCGTATACGTCTGTATGCTTAGTTACTGTAAAGCCTTTTTCTTTTAGGGACTCTATCGCCTCTTCTTCTTGGCAGGTAAAAGGCCCATGGACTTCCAAAACATATTTACCTTTATTGGCCGCCTGTTGTATGCTTCCTATGTACTGCGGGTACAGCCTTTTTACCTCCCTGTAACCATTCATTTTCGCCAACAATCTTGCTTCTTTTGCTGTCTTTATCATGTATACCCCATCCCTTATGATGGGCCCCGGGCCAGCCATGTTCCGGGGCCTCTTGTCATCAATACACTATATACCAATCGTTAGCCAGCATGTCCGTTTGAGTCGGTGCCCAGCCAATGATGAGCTGATTTTGAGCGTTCTTCATGTCAATATGCGGCATGATTTCCACGGAATCGTCTTTATCAAAAGAGTTTATAATCATTTTGCGCGTATTTTCTTTTAAGTGGCGGCATGTCACATTGCTTCCGTTTGTCATATAGATGTACTGCCCCTTACCATTCCATCCACGCCGAGAGCATCTCAGGCCTTGTCGTAAGTATACCAGTGCATCACCAAAATCTAAATCAGTTTCACTCGGCCATACAGGTTTATACGTTTTCTTGAAAATATCCGGTTTACATGGATATTGCTCTCCGTTTACGCCCGTGATGATGAAATCGCCGACACTGGCTTTCATATCGCCTTCTAATGTATGGATAATCATTTCTTTGTCTGTCTGATAGGCTTCGATCACAACAGGTTTTTTTACGTATTTAGCCATGTTCTATCTCTCCTTTTTCGTTCATACTCTTGCTTATCTCTGATTTAACGGTTTCTATCATGCAATAATTGATCGTGCGGATTTCGTTGCCTTCTACTGTAAACTGGGCCGGGTAGGCCATAGGGCATTGGCCATCTCTGACGCAATGCTCCATGGCGCGGTCCTTAGTACACATATGTATACGGAAGGCTTCTAGCAGGTTTAACAGCCTGATTTTATCGTCTTTACTCATTTGTCGTTTTCTTTAACCGTGTCGATTTCGTCACCTTTGGAGAAAAATAGATCGCGGTTTTTCTTTGCTCTGGTAGTCCATTCGTCAGGCCGAAAATAATCGCTATCTGTTAAGACATACCGTGCTTGCTTCGGTTCTCCCATCCAATTGAATTTGACATAAACGACATTTGGAATATCCCATTTCGTTAATCTTGTTGTAACGCCGTTTCCGTACCCACCTGGAGGGACTTCAACGCCTGTCACTTTGGTGTGTGATTTCTCACATAGCACGGCTTCTTCTTTCGAGTGCCAATGTTTCCCGCACTTGTCGCAGACATACTCTGTCGTCATCATGCACACCTCTCAGTCTTTTACACAAATGTTTTCCCACTTTTTGTAGACGTCAACGTAGGTTTCGCCCTTGTCGCCGTTATGTGTGACTTCATAGTACATGCCGTCTGATACACTTGTGCTGACTAAGCACTTCCAGTTTTGCAGTGTTTTGCAGAACCAGACGACAAATACGTCATCCATCGTGATTTGCTTCTTATCGGTTTTGTCAGCATGAGCGTTGAAATAATCCATTACAATCTTTCTTGCTTTTTCCTGCATCTGTATTCATCCTCCTGTGAATTTTATTAAGTGGTCTAAGATACAATGACTAATTTCCTGTCATCTCTATTTGTTTCTCCCTTTATCTGCTCGTAGCAAATTCCATGCCATATTGACAATATTGCAGTGTCCGGCCCCGTCTTTCTTTGCGTCCAAAAGGGCCAAAAGCTGTTCTTCTTTATATGCTTCCATGCTACTCCCTCCAGCTGATGATGTAGTATGGACTTCTTTTGACTGCCAGTTGGCCAATGCGGTCTAAAACAAAGTCGTTTGGATTTATTTCGACAACTTTATATCCCAATTCGTCTAGCTTTTTCATTTTTTCGCTAGTCATGTCTTCAGCTTCTATCTTCAGCATGTAACCGCCTTCTCTCGCGGCGTCTCTTATCTTTTTCATGAGACACCTTATTTCAGATGCTTTTGTGTATTCTCTCATTTCTTCCGCTGTGTAATTTATTTCTGGAATGCACTCCGTACAGATTTTTCCCATGTCTTTTTCTCCTTATATTGTACTAAATTCGGCATTTTTCCCCTTTTAATCCATGCTTTATGCAAGGTCATCTAACCACTTCATGCTCTCGTTTCGTCACCTCAAAATCCACATCTTCGTAGCAAATAAACTGGTATTGCGCGGCTTCCTCTTCGCCAAATTTATTGCGGAATTTTGCATAAACCACATTCGGTCGTAATTTGTCACGTGTATACGCTTTTCCTGGCATGACGTGGAATTCAATTAGTTTTCCATGTTTATTTTCGCACGCTACGGCTTCTGCTTTTGTATCATACATAGTGCCGCATTGCTCACAAATGTATTTAGTCTTCATCTTCTACCTGCCTCCTTGCTTCTTCATATATCTTGTCTAAAAACTTTCTCGTCTCTTGCTGGCCGTAAATGTGCTCCAATACTGTAACGGCCATTCTTTCCGCGCCGAAATATATCCCGTAATCAAGTGCTGTACCAAAATCATCTTTATGACCGGCCTGTACCTCTTTTAAGGTCCTCAATGTTGTAATGCCGTAGCCCAACAGCACGTCATGCATGGCGTTGATGAGATTAGTTTTGTCCATACGTATCACCTCGCCTTTTAGCCGATTCCTGGAAACTGCCCAGATTTTCAAGCCAGTTGAATAAGCACGTACGCGTTCTATTGTCCCATGCCGGGCATACGTGTATATGCTGTATTTCCCCCCGGTTGATGTAACAACATCCGTGTTCAATGACGCTTTCGCAATACAAATCACAAAATTCTGCTTTTTTCAGTCCGGCCAGCCACATAAACATGTGTTCTTCTGTTATCGTCATTACGCTTAATCCTCCATTTAATCAATGATGTCGTCGATGTCGTACGCCGCGTTAAATTCATTCGGTCCGGCTATTGTAAATTCGCCTTTTGGACGGGCAAGTAAATACTCATCGCTATGTAACGTCAGAAGTTGAGCAACATCAATACCATACCACCCCTTACCAGCGATTCTAATTGTGAGGCTACCTTCTTTCTGCTCGCATTCAGCGCGACTTTTCTTGCCACCAACGGTTACAGATATTCCATACCCGCATTTAGCGGATACTATATAAATAATTATTGCAATACTGCTCGTGCTTCCGTCATATTGCGTAGCAAACGTCACGTCTTCCGGTTTATGCACTTCGTATATCATGCTTATACCTCCTTCAGTCTTTCATCAATCTTTTCTTTCAGTTGTATCCAGCGCTTGTCCATGTCTTTACTCATCCAGCGCTTGTCTATGTCTTTGCTCAGCCTATCGGACAGCTTCATTTCTTCGTCTATGTCCCGGCTCATAATAGCCAGATACTTCTTGTCCATGAGTGGTATTTTCCACTCTATGTATTCGATTGTCAGCCCTACAATATAGCTATTACGTGTTAACGCATACCGTAAGGCCGATACCATCATTTGCTGGAAATCATCGTCAATTGGTACTTGATACATTCGTTGTCACCTCCATGGTATTTTATAGCAATGCATTAAATATACTTTCGAAAATTGGTACAGGTATTGAGTTACCGGCCTGCTTATACAGTGCTCGTCGAGAATTAACACCGGCGGCCGCTTCGAAATCTCCGTCGTTGTATCCTTGTAGCCTCCAACATTCTCTTTCCGTCAAGTATCTGTATTTGCCATTACCTATGGGAAGACAGCCACTACCCGGCGTTCTGTCTGGTCGCTCCGTGATTGTGTAGCAGTAATCTTTGATAATCGGCAAGCGGCGCACAGTCCCCGTTTTCCCGATTGCCCGTAACATACTGGGCGCCTTGACGGTATAAAAGTCGTCTATCGGGCCGTTTTCTAAATAGTTGGAAATGGGTTGCATAGGCTTTCGTTCAAGTGTATCAAAGTCAAAATCTTGACCGCCCAACACCGATATAGTAAATATTCGCTGTCTAGCCTGCGGCAGGCTAAAGTCTCTAGCATCCAACATGCTAAAGTTGCTTGTGTAGCCCAGATTTTTCAGCTCATCCATGTACCGCTCATGGTTATGCACCATGTAGCGACTTCTTACATTCTTTACATTTTCCCAGATTATAATTCTCGGCCGCCACAATCCCATGTTTTTAACGATATTTAGTGTTTCCCACATGAGTGACGATCGAGTACCACTCCCTGGGTCTGCCCCTTTTTGACGCCCTGCAATAGAGAAGTCCTGACAGGGGCTACCGTGAATAAGGATATCAGGCTTTAAGTTCCATCCGCGGACGTCCTGCGTTTTATATGGAAGTTCGCTATTGAATATGGCATTGTAGCTGCGCACTGCTTTTTCGTCGATTTCTACGTAATCTATCGCTTTTACGGGAATACCTAAATTCCGCAATGCAACTCTAGGGCTGCCGATTCCGCCGAACAATTCTAATATTTTCAGCAATCAAATCACCTGTTATTCCTCTCTATGTTTTGCAGATTTTATTTCCAGCTCTGAGTATTCCATGACGGTCTTTATCGCGTCGGCAACGAGTGCGCATACCATTTCATCAACGTGCTTATCCCCGCTCCAACGGTTCCAATCTTTTTTATACCTGGATAATCCCTCGTCAATCATTTCTTCAATTGAGTTGGTATCTGATATATCTTCTAGATACACCTCGTTTTTATCGTCGAACTCTTCCCGTATGTGTTCGTTTACAATTTGTTTACCCGATACGTTGAAATTCAGTTCCCGGATTAAATTAATAAACGAAAGTTTGTCTTCCACGATGTATTCTGGATTAGTTTCCTTTGTGTAATCACTGAACGACTTCTTAATCTGCGCCCTGAAGTCGTCCCAGAACTTATACTGATGGAATTCACTCATATCATGCGGGAAAATCGTAATCACAATCCCTCGCGGAAATTGCAAAATGTATCTTTCTGTCATGCTATTCACCTCCGCCTAGACTAACCACTCCCGCTGAAGTATCATGGCTTTACCCTCTCTTTCCACCTTTTGAGCGTGGCACGGTCGCCGCCATATACGCCCAGCAAAAAGCACAGATGATTCGATGACGTTCCACCGTCGTATCCTGTGCCACGCAGAATCAGAAAGGAAACGACCTCTGCAAATGTCGTATGCATGTTACGGTGATACGTCATGAAGTTATCCATGATACGTTCCGCCTTTTTAAAGTCAAAGCCTTTCGGGAAAAGCGGATGCCCTGAGGCGTCGAAATATATGTCGCGTTCATTCACTGTCTTCACCTCCTGGATACCCTCGGTTTAATCGAGGGTATTTCCGTCGTAAAAATCTAAATCAACAAAATAATCTCCGTCTCCAAGGTCACGACGGTCCGCCGAAAACGGTCGGCCGTGGCGTTCCCACAATTCGCGCTGCGCTTCCAGGGCCTGCTTGGTAATCCGGCCATTCTTAAAGCGTTTGCTTGCCAGCGTCCGCAGTTCATCATCGCTCATTCCTGATACTTTCACGCTACTCATCTCCTAGACCAACCACCCGGCCGGGCACCGTTCTTCTGACGGTTCACCGGCCATTAATGCGCATTTATGCGGCGTGTTAAAAATGCAGTTTTGACATCCGCCGTCGGTATCATTTAGCATGTCATTACAATATATTTTGATGCTTTTGGCACAAGACATTAATTTTTCTTTGCTTTCTTCGGTGTAATTCACGCTCATCCGCCTCCTCAATCCACAAACACGACATTTCCGTCATGGTCTACATACGACGCATGTAACCTCGGGTCTACGTCTGATTCAACACAATTTGTTACCGATTCTAATTTCGGTTGCAAATCATTTATTGACATTTCATCCGGCGGCATTTCTTCGCCTCTCAGCTTGTAGCACGCATGGCTGAGAGCGCATGTATCACATGTGTTTTCGACGCAATACCTAATGATCGTCATTGCCGCCTGCCTGGCTTCTATGTCAGTTATCACTATCTGTCACTCCTTCCAGATAATCATCTTCTTCTGGCTCCTCTATGTCTTCATAGGCCGGGTTTCTCCATGGCCCCATCTTCATGCACCAGTCATCAATGGCACACCCTTCGCATGTCGGCTGATTCCTCTGGCAGTAAATGTGCAGATAGTTTACTGCATCTATTGCCTTAAAGTCATCCATGCCTACATGGTGCCAATTTCCAGTATCGCCTATAAGGGCGCTGTTCATCAGTATTCTCGTTCGGGACTCACTGTATTCCATTCTGAGTTCATCGTGTACGGTATCCCGGATTGCACGGTAGCGATGCAGGTATTCCTTTTCCCCTGTATCCGTCCACGCTCTATATGCTTCCGCATACTGTTTCAACAGCTTTATATATATTTCATGGCTTTTCATCGTCATCCTCTGCCTTCTTCCTGATTTCCGTCACAATTATTTTCGTTGCGTGTACCATCTGCTCGATGGCTTCTTCGAATTGCTCGTACTTCCTTGTTATCCAGCGGATTATCATGCCGATTATGCCCATCGTGATCACGATCATGTAGTGTGTCAGGCATGTCGCTGTTACTAGTAGTGAAACACCTAGCAGCCCTAACCAACCAGCACATAAATATAGTACCGTGCTGGCTTTCATCTCAATCGGTTGGATTTTCACTGTTTGTTTCCTCCCTGATGTCCTTAAATCGTTCAAAATCGCCGTTTAACAGCTTTTTATTTAACTTCGGGTGCAACTTGTACAGCGGGTAATTAACGTTCGTTATTTCGCTTATTTTGACGATTGTGCAGGGGTCTTCTTTGTCAATCCCCGCTATCATCGAGTCATCGATTCCTGCGATGTAACCGTCGTCTTCGATGATGCCCGCGCTTTCGAGGATATCCGCCGTCGCCTGGACCAGCCCGAAAAGGTCGGGCCAGCCCTTGCGGTTCGGCATGTAATACGTTGCGGCCATCGTGACGGCGCAATCAATTGGCTTTTTGGGCCTTATTTGCTCTTTTAACTGCCATATAGCGTCTTTGGCATATTCTCTATATGCTTTACCCTGTATAAGCCCGTAGCGTGTCTTCTGGAGCGAATTTTTCTTAGTCATTGGCCGTCCGTGTATCACAAAACGGTACTTCACGTGTGTAATCATCTCCCTTGTCATCAATTTTTAAAGTAAAATTGTTCCAACTCCTAAAACGTAGCCAATCAGTACGGCCAGCAGTGTGAACTGTAGTCCTCTCTGCAACTCTGTTTGCCGCTTCACTGTCTGCCGTTTGAATGTTTCAAAATTGGACTGCAGTTCAGCTAATTTATCTTCCAATTTATACCCGTGTTCTTCATTTACGCCCAACCTCATCCGGATTGCTTCGTTTGCCTCTTTAAGCTGTTTGACTCCCGCTTTTAAGTCCTCTATGTCCTGCTGTTTCCTCATCTGGACGTGATACATAAGGTCATTTTTCATATCGGCATTCCGTCCTCTCCGTAGATTTTTCCGTAACGCTTCATCCAGCCATCCAGCGCGCCGAACTCTAGCCGGCATTCCGTATGTAGCATCCAGAAGAATTCTGTCAGCTTGCAGTTTCCCTCTATCAGTGCCCACATGTCGTTTTTGACATACGCCTGTAACAAATTCAGTTTCCGTTTGCCGAATTTGTATTTCGTGCAGAGAATGAACGACGTGAGTTTGTACGTCACTTCTGCCGCTTCTAGATATCTTTTCTTGTCTTCACTCTTACGTACTGGCGGCCGTCCCAGGATGCGTTTATAGGTATCGTCTCTCTCGACGATTTTAACAACCCTATGCATGTAATCATGGTACATGTTGGGGTCCATGCCGTTGGCGTCATTGGTTTTGTCAATTATTTGTTCCGTAAGGCCCGTCCATTTGCCATTTTGGATTTTGCCGAACCAGTTCATGATGCCGTCCATTTTTGGCTTGCCATACAGAAAATGATCGTGCAGGTTTTTATAGAAAATCAGCAGTGTCACAACGGCCCCGATATTGTCCGGCCGGTGCATCGTCCGTGCCGCCTGTGCCGCCCGTATTGCACCCCAGTTCAGTTGATACATCTATGATTTCCCTCCTCTTGATTTCTCCTGTAGCTGCATCGCATGTGTACCTCGTGACAATTAGTCCATAGTCGAACTGGCATGACGTGATGTATGCCAACGCCCGGCGTAATTTGTTCGTAAGTACCCTTTTACGACCGTACTCGTCGCTTACTTCGTAATAGGTCTTTTTACTTTTCATCGTCGCCCTCCGGTATCTGCATCGAATGATATTCCATGGTGCAGTCTTTACATAGCCGGTTCAGGTACCATAATGCCTTTTCGTAGTCCTGGGTTTCTGCCCCTTTCAGTCCTGCCCGGCTGAGATACTTGATTACGTTCCCTTTCAGGAAGCCCCTGTATTCCGCCTGTGTGAGTTTTGCTTTCAGGAAGTCTATGACTTCGATTCCCCCGGCTGTGTAATGTCTGGGATGGTTCACATTATCCATGTTTCTTCTTTTTCCTCCTTTTGTACTTAGACATGTACGAGTTTGAATTTTTTATAAAAAGTGCTTCATCTATTTCCTTCCATGTAAGGCCAGCTTCATGCATGGCCCGGCACTCTGCGCCACGATTGAAGGGAAGCCCGTCTAAATCTTTCCCGTGTTGCCGTTGTCCCGTCTCGTATAGTGCAAAACTGTCTTCTATCGTTACCGGCGTCGGGTGCCATATCGCAATGGCCACGGCACACCAGTTGGCACCATTCAGAACGTTGAACGCTGACGGGCTTCTCATTCCTTTCCTCCCGGCAATGCCTTTATCTTGTCCAGAAGCTCCTCTACCTCGTCCGGGTCCAGCCAGCCAATCACGTCGTTTGTTATCGGCGTCTTATAATTAATTTTCCCGTCCTTCAGGACTGCCAGTTCATAGAATCCTTCCGGCCCTCCGTATGAAAGGTGGTTCCTGATGACGCTTGCCCCGTAGCCGTTCTCAAATTGGAAAATGTATCGTTCGTTCCCCCAGTCTGAACGGCTTTCTTCCGGCTGATACTTTCCGAATTTCATGCGATCATCTCCCTGTACTGCCAAAACCTCCGCTTCCACGCTGTGTTTCTGTCAGCGTATCCACTTCCTTGAATTCGATTTCAACGTTCTTTTCTATGAGTCCCTGCATAAACCGTTCGCCTTTCTCGATGATTTCCGGCAAATCGCCGACATTATCGAACAGCCCTTTGACTTCGCCACGGTATGAGCTGTCGATGATACCTACACAATTGGATTGTCTCAATTTCCGATGCGCTCCGTAGCTCGACCGCATGAACAGTTTCATGTGATACCCTTTTGGGATTTCAAACGCTACCCCCGTACCGACTAACACTCCCGTTTCTCCCGGATAGATGACTACTTTTTCCGGTGCGTAAAAATCGAAACATGCGTTTCCCTCTGTGATGAGTGGTAACTTCACGTCTTCCGTTCCGTAATTGTCTAACCATTTCTTAATCCGTACCTGCATACTTATCTCTGTTCCTTTCTAATGCGCGAATTTTGCCGTTTTTAGACGTTTTAGGTTTGTGCCCATACGTTTTCATGCCGTGCGGTTTGCAAGCCCTGTCATCGGCACACACGGGTACTTCTTTTCCATCTGCCAGTACAACGTAGTGGCAGAACCCTGTAAGTGGCTTTCCGCAATAATAACAGTGCTTCATGGCGTCACCGCCTTAGAATGGGATTTCTTCCTGTACCGGCTGGCCCATCCGGTTGAATCCGTTGTCCGTTCCTCCGCTCATTTTCGCGATCGGGTAGACCATATCAACAGCCATGTATGTTTTGTACTGCTTTTTTCCGTCCTGACCATCCCAGGAACGTGTCTTGATTTTTCCCATTACAAGGACATATGCCCCTTTTCCCATTTCTCCCATGCGTTCGGCTGTCTTTTCCCATGCTTCACACGGTACATAATCCGGTGCGTATTCCTCGCCTGTCTGCCGGTTCCGGCCATTGTTGCAGGCCACTGTAAACGACGCCACTGCCTTCCCCGACTTCGTGGAACGTACATCCGGTTCCTTTGTGAGATTTCCGATTAATTCTACTTTGTTCATGACAACATCTCCTTTTCTACATTCCCATTTTGTCTGTAAGCATTTGAATATTACTTTCGATTTGTTTATGATTTGATGTTTTCAACACCCCGATAAAGACGTTCACTTCTTCGTCCTTATGGCTTTCAACCAGTTCTTCATACACCCGGCGGAATTGTGCCCGTAAAATTCCGGTATCTTCGACCGGGGTACAGCATATATCTTTCCATCCCATGCGTTCGACTGCTTCAGCAATCAGCGGTGAAGTGAATTTCGGCTTCCCACAATACCCGGTTGCCCGTATCTGCCGTTGTACCTCTCCCCATGCCGCTCCTGAGTCCGGTTCCTGGGTACCGGCTTCCGCCTTCCTGATATCCAGTGCCGTATCCCTGATTTCTGCAATGCTCGGCAGGTACTTGCTTGTGTATATTAATTTCTTGACAGCCTTGTCGATGTATTCCGGGTCGATATCAACTAGCATTTGTACGTAAAAATCGAATTGATCTTCTGCTAAATCCTTCCTGAAAGCCAACTGCAGTGGTGCCAGTGCTTTCAGCGTGTTCACTTTTGATTTCTCCATATGCCATCTCCTACTTTCCGTTACATTCAGCGGATTCATATTTCTCCTGCAATCGTCTAACAACGTCTATGGCTTCTTTCTTGTCATCTGTACTGCGTTTGGAGCTTTTCAATGCAAAGAAGCCTTGCCACGAGTTCATGATTGACTGATTCACAATATCCAACATGTCCGGCTGGAAACCATCCGATAATTTGAACAGCTTGTCAAGGTTTAGTCTCAACGCTCTTTCTGTCGAGACTGGCTTTTTTAGTGAAGCCCTCATATCAATCCAGTCCGTGATAGCCTGTTCTAGTGGTTCATTCCCTGCTGAAAACTCTTTTATTATTTTCTGAAAGATATCTTTATTCTTATCCTTCTTATCATTCTTACTATTCTTATCTTTCTTATCTTTCTTACTTTCTTCTTTTATTGTTGGGTTATGGTTGGGTTTGCCTTGGGTTAGGGTTGGGTTATGGTTGGGTTGGCCTTGGGTTAGGGTTGGGTTAATTACTGGGTTAGTATCATCAATCAAACCCTGATATTTACGCCAATTCACTATGGTTATTAGCGTTCCCTTTTGGGTTGGTTCTTGGGTTAAAAATCCCAAATTTTCAAAACGTTTGAACGCCGTGCGTACTTTTTGGCGTGAAACTCCATGTCCACAAATTTTTGAAAAATCACGGATTGAAACGAATCCTTGGCCTGGGTTCAATGTGAACTGACGCCCGAAAACATCCCATTTCTTTGGCTTCCATGTCACAAAAAACAACAACTGTATCAATATTACACATTGTTCAGCGGTACTATTTGTCCATATCGGGTCTTCCAGCAGTGACCTGTATAGTTTGATGTAACCGCTATCCATCATCACACCTCCTCTCTGCCAACAATTTCTCTCGTACCGTTCTGGCTTCTGTGCTATGTGCCCGTCTATGACAGTCCGGGCAGAGCAGAGCCAAATTATTCAAGTTGCTAGTCCCGCAATGGGAACGAAAAATTATGTGGTGGACGTCAGTCCCTCTTGCGCACTTACATAATTCGCATATCCCGTTTGCCCGTTCATAAGCTGGCAGACGGTTCTTTTTTAGTAGTGCGTCATCCCTTCTTTTCCGCTTGTTCGTTATTCTCATCCTCCCAGTCATTCAGCAATTTTTCTATGTATTCGCTATCCTCGACACTGGCACCGACGTTGTGAGCTTCGTCCACCAGACAATCAATGAGTCGGCTCATTTCCTCGACGGTGTAGGAGCTGGACCCGGCATACAGATGCAGGACGGTACAGCCTTTTATCTTGCTGTCCCTGGCGTTGATTGCCGTCCAGCCTATCCCGTTGTGGTGCCATTTACGGATAACGCTGTCTGCTATTTTGGTTTGTACACATACCGGCATGAAGCTTTGCGAATCCTGAATGGCTTCACGGTATATCTCCTCTTTGCTGACGTACTGCCCGTCACGGCTGAGTTTCTCCGCGATCCGCTGGCATAGCAGCCAACAGTAGGAATTAGCGTTTAGGCTTCTCTTTCTTCCCGGACGTTTCAGCTCTATGCTGTACTCTACATCCGGCCTGATTAAATTCAGTTCTTCGTCTTTTGGTGCCGGTATCAGGAGCATCATGCCCCCGATACCTTTCAGCACCTGGATGCTTTTAGATTTCCACTTCATGCCATACTCTTTTCAAGAATTTCGTCATCTTTGGCCTGTGCTTCTTTTACAAGGCTTTCTATGTTGTCGTAAAAAGCCTTTGCTTCCGGGAGCGTCAATGTTTCAAATTTATGCTTGTTGAACTTTTCTGTAATCAGCGGACCGATAAAGGCGACTGCCTTATGTTCCCTTGCCCAGTCAATCGTCAGTTCGTAGTAGTCATGAACCGTAGTAGGCGTTTTTTTCGGCTGGGCCTGCTGTGGCGGCGTTTTTTCGGACTTTGCGTCGTTTTGAATGTGATTACCCTTAGAAGCCGTTTCCCGTGCGTTAGAACGGCCCCGAGGGCCTTTTGTGGCTATATTAGCGTCATCGTCATCGTCCCATGCCACGCCCAGCACAGCGGACAGGGAATAACGCCTTGCATAGGTGATTGCGGACCCACCAGCTTGTGGGTCGTTTTTTACGGCATGTAGCACGAATGGATCACTTTCAATCCATTCCCCGCTGTCGTGCATCAGGAGTGTTGTTACTCCCATATCCTGCCCGTTTGATACTGGGCTTTGTATGAAAGAAAGTCCATTTGTCGCTAGCACCGGACGTACCGCATCAAGAAGTCCGTCCAGCGCTACATACTTGCTTTTAAAATATGGATTGTCTTTATCTCTTGCCGGGTCTTTGATATCTGCCTGGAATTTTGCCAGTGCCTTTGCAATGTTTTTTAATTCGTCACTGTGTTTCATGCTTTTTCCCTCCTACCATCACTTAATCTGAATATTCATGTTTTCAATTAGTTCAGCCCCCGGAACGTCTTCGCCGTCTTTCAATGCCTTCCCGATTGCGGTCTTGTCAACCTTAGGTGGCTGTGCAATCAGAAAGATTTCCGGCAGTTTCTTTTCGTCTGTAATCGTGACGGCTTTGCTCTTGCGCCAGCCAATGGCAAATTCCGTTTCCTTGACTTTTTCACCGTCGAGAACGTTGGCAAGGTAGCTTTCCAGCTGTGCGGCCTTGTTTTCTGCGGCCTTCTGTCGCTTGTAGAATCCTTCCTTTTCTTCCTTGAGAGCCTTTGCATCGGCCTTCAAGTTTTTAATCCACAAGGCAATGTTGCGGATTTTTTCGCTTCGCTCCATTTTCAGCAGGGAAAGTTTTTCAAGGTCGATGACTTCCCCGGTTTCCATATTGACCGTCGTTCCCGGTTCAACTTCTACGCAATTCAAAATGGATTGATTGATTTCATATAAGCTCGCCATCTTCGTCTTCCTCCTGATCTTCGTCTTCGTCGTCATAGTCGGGATATTCTGCCCCCAGATTGTAGTAGTCAATTCCGCATGTATAAGCTCCGCTTACCATGCCGTTTTCTAATTCACGCATTTTCGGCCTCCCATTTACCGTAATCGTCTTTTATAAGATTGACGGCCTTTTCCTGTAGCCGTTCAAAGTCTTCTAATGCTTCTTTGTAATCATCTATTCTATGCGGTGTTTCGTCGCTCACTTCCGCCATCCAGTGAAGGCGCTGGACCATCAGGTCAGCCGCATGTACGGCGTCTTGAATAACGAACTCTCTATATGTTGTTTGCATAATTCGTTCCTTTCTGCTAAAATAGACATGTAAGACGCCGAACGTCTTACCCATGCCGCCCTCCTTGAGCGGCTTTTCCCTTATATAAGGCCAATGATGATGGCCCCGAGTATCAGGAACGCCGCCAGCCAGACAGCTTCTGACAACTCGTTTTCTTCAGCCGCTTCCACTTCCGGGAGCGGCTTTTTTGCGTTTACCCAACTAGGAATAACTATTTCATTCTTGCGGTTCACCCAGTCGGGAATAACTATTTCCTGACGCTTCATTTGCTCTCACCTCCGCATGCGGCTATTTGTACGTTTTCCAGTCGCCGCCGTAACTCTGAAACTTCATCCTTTAGCCGCAACAATTCGTCCGTTACGGCTTCCCATTCCTCATCACTGTGAGCCGGCTCTTCAAACTCGCAAAGCTCTCGTACATCACTTGCCCGGTACCATACGCCGGGAAGGCCGTACAGGCGGTGAAGCCTGCCGTCTTTCTCCATCCGGGTGATTGTCTGCCGGGAGTAGTGGAAGAGCTTCTGTAGCTCTTCCGTGTTATAGGCCATTTTCATGGATCATGCCTCCCCAGCCAGGAATTTATTAATGAAATACTGCTGACCTTTTCCAGTAACCTTTGTCGTTTTTGTAATGATGTTGTTCCCTTTACCATCAACATAAGAGCCTTCCTTGACCCGGAACAATCCTAATTCCATTGCTCTCTGTGTCGGCATGTTGTAACTCGTGCCTTTCTGCTTAATGAGGAATCCGTGTTCACGCATCCATGCGAATAAGCGTCCGCGGCCAATCTTGATACCGTTACCGTGCAGAATTTTCGCTAAGTCACCAATCAAAATAGAAGAGTTGGAAGCACTGACCGCATCGGCAAATATTTCTTTCGGCTTCATGCGTTCCGTTTCCGCTTCTAATGAATGGATACGTTGTTCTCGATTTTCTATTGTCTTCTTAGCTATCAGTAATGCCTTGGACATGATTTCCGCATCCGTCATTGTTTCGGCGTTAGCGATGTATCCGCCTGTTCTTCTGATTGCCGGTAGGACTTCACTCGTAATCCAGTGCTTGAACTTTTTGGCGGTTGGAAGTTTACTGGAAAGCACCAGGCTATAAAGGCCGGATTCATTGATGATTGTCATTTCTTGTGCTCCACCAAGGGTGTCACATTTCGTTACCCCCTTGTCTTCGTCGTCAACATGGTCGTTAAGAGCCTTGCGCGTGTTGGTATATCCAAGTGCTGTTGCTATATCCTTGCCAACCAACCACGGCTCACCGTCTATCGTTACTGTTCTTACCTGCCCAAATTCTTGGCTTTTAAAAATCTGTAATTCGTTCATGCTTCTGCTCCTTTCAAATCAAATCTGTAACCTTGCATTGGAGTGCTTCTGCAATCCGGTACAAGGTGGAAAGTTTTACGTCTGCGCCGTGCTCTACATCCCACAAGTTGCGGTATGCCAGCCCAGTACTATTTGCCAGCCAGTACAGCGACTTTCCTTTCTGCTGTCTGACTTTTTTTACGTTGTTCTTCATTGGTAACTCGCCTCTCGTTTGATATAATGTTGTATAGGGAATATATCGATGAGGTGATATTTTTGGATAACAAGACATTAAAATTGCTAGAGTTCTTTTATAATCACGACGGAATAAGGATTTTCGACGCCCCAGTCATTTGCCAACTTAAAAATAACGATCGAGACGCATTGGACTTTCTTCGCGAAAACCATTATGTTAACCAATCAAGCAAGGACGGGGTTATTACCGTCACGCGTTATGGCCGTGAAATTGTTGAATTGTCGCTCCGTGAACAACGGTTGATTGAAATTCAAGAATCAAACAACTCAATCCAAAAACGACTTAAGTTTGTCCAATATGTTCTTACGGTTATTGCCCTGGTTAATGTTGTTATCGCCGTTTTCAAATTCTTTGGATTCTTCCTTTAGTTTTCTGAGATGAGAGTCGATAATGTCGTGCATATCAATCATTTTTTGCAGGTGAATTTCATACGACCATTTTTCTTTGTCATAGTCACAAACACGTTCTTTCATGCGTTCGTGGTTGAACCTTTTCAATGCATCGGCAAAGTCATCAATTTCCATGTACCTATGGCCGCTAAAGTGTTTGTATACAATAGCGGCTATTTCTCTATAGTCATTACCGCCTACATTTTTAAAAAAGGCCTCAAAGTCAAGGGCGTTAAAAAAGCCTTTTGATAGTTCTGTCAGATTTTCAGCCGCATCATGAACTTCTTTTCGGTACTCGTCTGCCACGTTGTCACCGCCTTTACGTCTACTCGTCAGCGTTAATTGTCGTTTTTAAATTAAGAGTGCAGCATAGTCTGTACTCTTTTTTTAATTCATCCGCCAGTTTAGCCATTTCTTGTATTTCCCGTTTTACGTTTTCTGGTTTGCCGTTAATGGCAACGTCGATGTTGACGTTGTGTACTGTGTAATCCATATCAGCTGTCCTTTCTGGTATAATCTCCTTATAAGGAGGCGTGTGTTATGACCCAAAACGATGTAAAAAAATTAATCTTGCTATTCGATGGAAACAAACTGCCTTATTCAAAGCTTCATCAAACTATGCCTTGTATTTCCGATGACGATGTTCTTTCGCTGATGGGGCGTTTGAGTTCAAATACCAGGCTGTTCACGGTATCCAGCAACGCCGCTACGGACGATATAAGGCGGCACGGTTTTAAACCGGGCGATGTATTTACGCTTACAGAAGAAGGTGAAGAACTTCTTCATATTGTTCAGAAGGACAAACACCTAACTGATTTAGCCGAACAATCACTTAGTGAAGCCAAGAAAGCGACTTTGTACGCCCAGCTAGCTGTATTACTTTCCGTTGTTTCTATCGCAATATCAGTTTTAATGGGATAGAAAGTATATTGATAACCGTCAGTGGGATGAGTACCCACAACCATTTCTGAATCTGTCTGCCGTTCTCTGTATCCGAAAACTTGTACGGATTAGAGAACAACCACTTCACCATATTCACATTCGTTGAGCCTTTGCTTTCGCAAGGGCTTTTTTCTTGTCTTACTCCAAACACGTTGTCACCGCCTTTCAATTATCTTTGCGTTTTGCAAAGTTTAGGGATAAAAAAATAGTATTGGGACTTACTCGCAGTTTTTTTGCTATTTTTACGCCGATTTCTAGGCTCATTCTTCTCTTACCTGCAACTAATAAGCTTACTTGAGATTCCGAAAGGTTTAAAAGGGAACATAAGTCCCTCTGTTTTACCCCTCTTTCTTCTAGTAAATCTTGCAAAGTTTGTTCTTTTTCCATTTGCGTCACCTCCTAACTTTGCATTTCGCAAGATTTGTCTATAGCATATCACCAACATTGCGTATTGTCAAGTATTTTTGTAAATATTTTTGACATTTCGCAAAGTTTTATTGTTTTACTTGAACTTTACGGAGAGCAAAGTTATACTCAAACTATAATTTACTTGTTGCAAAGGAGGCTAAGGCTATGAGTTTTGGTGAAAAATTAAAATCATGCAGAAAAAATATGCGGTTAAATCAAAAAGAATTTGGTCAAAAAATAGGAGTAGCCGAATCTACAGTCTCCCTATATGAATCAAATAAACGGTTCCCAGACGCAGATACATTGAAGAAAATAGCAAACCTCTTTGATGTTTCTCTAGATTATTTGCTGGGAAACGTTAAAGACAATCACGCCGCAGAAGGCAAAATGCCGAAAGACCTTAACAAATTCTTACAGCAGTCAGAAATCATATTTGACGGCGATACCTATAACCTTACAGAAGATGAACGGGACATGGTTATGAAGTCTCTTGAGGTTGCCTTTTACGCGGCTAAACAGGCAAATAAACGCAAAAAAGGCGACTCTCCTACTAAATAGAAGGTGTCGCCTATGGCTCGGAAAAATATCAAACTACGTGTTAAAAATCTTGTCGGAAGGACCGGAACTGCCAGCCCTTTACAAATCGCCTCTATGCTACGGATACCCGTTGTATATGCTCCATTGCCCGATAAGATACGGGGATACCTTACAAGGCCGGTACGGAGAAAAACGATCGTAATTAACGATAATCTGGATGAACGGGAAATCCCGATTGTCGTTGCCCATGAGCTAGGTCACGCTCTCCTGCATGGCGTTACAGGGACATTTCATGCCGATACCGTGAATTACTGCAATGCCCGGAGTGAGTATGAAGCGAACATTTTCGCACTGTATCTGCTCTCCTATAGCTACGATATAGACGAACGGCTGTTACAAGCTGCCCCCAGGAATCGGGACGTAATGACATATAAAGAAGCTCATTTATTACTATGTAGGTGTATTGAAAGGTGGTAATGCTATGAACATCATTCGTTGGATACTTGTCATCCCTGCCTTTGTGATAAGCTATGTTGTCATGCGATGGATATGCTTGTTTCTGTTATTGTCGTTTGCAGGTGCGTCCGGAATAATTTACGCGATCAGCAGTTGTATTGTCGAAGGCGGACTGGCTGTTGGTATGGGGTTATTCGCTTCTATAAAAGTAGCTCCATCACATAAAACCGCCGTTATTTATATGTTATCTGTCCTTGTTTCACTAATGGCCATTTTTAACATGTCATTGTCATTACTTAGTGGTTACGGTTTTGGTGACGTACCAAAGTTGCAAGGATATGCCACCATTGTCCTTACAATCATAACGTGCATTTACACATCATACAAAGTGAAAAAAGATGGTATAAAATCCGTATTCCCAGACGCTGGTAACTAAGGAAATTAAAGAACTGCCTGTCCAAATACTGGGAAAGGTGGTTGAACTCAGGGGAAAATTATAAATCAGCGATTCTTTTCCATTCATCAACAAATAGGAAGTGATCGTCATGAAGCCAATAAAAATAATCCAATTAGGAATATTAGCAACTGCCATTGCTCTTATATTCCCACCAATTCACTATAAAAAAATAGTTAACGGGAAATTTGTAGATTATATATCCGCTGGACATAGCATGATTTTTAGTATTCCGGCCAAACATTATATTGATTGGACTACCTTAGTTTTGGAATTGGGCATTATATTATGCGTTACTTTCTTTTTTTATTACCAGTGTAAGGGGAAAGGATTAAAAAAAGATACCAAATCCAATGCAAGCATATCAAATACAAATCAATTCATGATTCCGGCGACGCCAACTGTAAGCAACGACTGGGTTATTGGAGATGTTCATGTAAACGACGCTTTTTATAAGCCTGCCATAGAAAAGTGCATCGGCAAAATAATCTCCTCAATAGAATTACCAGAAATCAAGTATGTGAAGGAAACTAAAAAGCCACAAAGATACAACGGGAAATTAGGACATGTAGTATTGATTAATAACAAAGTAGTAGTTATTAATTCTTGGAATCCGGGGGTGACAACTCCTAGAGGGATTATAATTGGCGTTTCAACGATACACGATGTAATTAATAAGTACGGAATGAATATAATACGTGTTCGACGCAAGGAACAAAAACATCTTTTTGTATATTCCCAGGATAGTGCCGATTTAGGATTTTTTGTTAATGATAGCGGTACGGTAGTAGGTATTGAAGCCAACATTCCATTAGATTAAGAACGTAAAAAAAAATAAGCCCGTATCGAACCATACAGGCTTAGGATGGAGGGATTTTATCATGGATTCGAAAACGTTGAAGGCTTTGCAGTTCTTTTATGATAGAGGACCCACGCCTTTTATCAAATTAAGCAACTATCTGCATGAGTTCTCCGCTGAATATCGTTATCTCCTCGCTACAGGTATGATTGAACGTACTCACTGCGGGCAAATGGTTGAAGTCACGATTGCTGGAAGGGATGCTTATGAGCGGAACAAACCTGCCAGTAAAGTAAACATTGCCACATGGATAGCTGTGATTCTGCAAGCTTTAACTATGATATTGTCTCCTCATGATTATAGTGTACCACAAATAATAAAGGATTGTATAGGACATATTTTTAATCAAATATGTCAATGGCTATAAGAAATAAGCCTACACGGCACATACCATGCAGGCTTATCCTGTGGACAACATAAGTCATCTGGCCGGCCCCAGGAGCATGGGGATTCTAACCCGCACCGCGCCCCGTAGAGCTGACAGCACTCGCAAAAGGCTACTCCCATTCCGGGAACCCAGCTTTATTCCTTCACAAGCCGGTCATACTTATAGTATATCATTCATCAATACTATTGTCATTAACTAGCCGGTCAATCAGCTTGCAGTTGTTTCCAATATCATCCAGAAGCATTTCAATAGCTTCATTTTCCCCATACATATCGGCGGCTACACGATATGCTGTTTCGTAATAAGTGGTAGACGCATTAAGTGCAGATGCAGCCCGTTGCAAATAGCGGTCGAACTGTGGCGAATGGATATCACTCATTTCTGCCTTGTTAATGTACATAGCACCTTTGTCTCTGAAAAGCCGTGCATTGTCTAACAATCCTTGTACCATTTTGTTCATAATATCATCCTCCTACTTACTAGCCTTGGCCGGCTGTATAATCTGACGGTTTAAAAAAAATATTTTCCGTCTCTATTAGTAGCAGGACAAAACGGATGACTTTAAGTACCTTTTTTATAAAAAAGTCAACGATTTATCAAAAGGTTTGCAAAATTATCAAGGAACTTTAAGTTACCTTTTGAGTATATTCAAAAAAGAGAAACACACTCAATTTATAGAACATATATTCTTTTCGGTCGTTCCGCCGGGAAAGGAGTTTCCATGTACGATATCACACACAACTTCACATACCGGCAAAAAGATAAAGGATGGCAGGTAATACTTTCCTATAAGGACGGTGATAAATGGCGTCAGAAGTCAAAACAGGGCCTAAAAACGAAGCAATTAGCTAAAGCCGCCGGACTACGGCTGTATGAGGATTTAAAGAAAAGTTTCGTCCCATCATCTAATGATTTGGCGCACATAACACTCAAAGAGTTTATACCTATCTTCACAAAAGATAAGCCGCTATTAAGTGATTCTTCTAAATATTCATTTAATCGTATCCCGATATTTTTTGATGATCTCGGTAATAAGATGCTGGCTAAAATAACAACAGCTGATATCAGCCGTGCTGTAACCAAAAACAATCACTATGCCGACCATACCATTTCCCAACAACTGGCTTTGCTTCATGCAGTGTTTTCTCATGCAATAAACGTCTATGGATTTACGATGAATAATCCAGTATCAAATGTCCCCAGGAGAAAGCGCATCAAGTCTTCCCGTATCAAGTCCGTTTCACAAGCAGATTTTGAGCGACTGTTGGCAAGTGATGTTTCCCCAAAACATGAGAATTATAAGATATGCGTTCAACTGGCATATTATACTGGAATGCGGTTCGGTGAAATGGCAGGGTTGTCATGGGATGATGTATCCTTTTCAACTGGCATTATATCCGTGAAAAGGCAATTAAAAGTGTGTCGTATTGACGGTAAAGTACAACACCGCATAGGCGCACTTAAAACAAACAATTCGTACCGTGATATCCCGATGCCTGGAATATTGATACGTGTATTGAGTGACTGGAAGCCTAACACGGTTCCGACATCCGTTCTTGGATTTAGGACAGCAGAATCATATCCATTAAATTACTGGATAAAGAAAACACTCCCGAACACAAGCATACACGACTTCCGGCATACCTATGCAACAAACCTTTTAGCGAATGGTGTGGACGTGAAAACGGTGGCAGCTCTTTGTGGCGATACAGTTACTACCATTATCAACACGTACATTGATTTCACGGAAGAAATGAGAAAAAAAGCGTCCCGTGATGTGGACGCAATTTTCTCTAAATGA